CTTCCGGGATTTACGACGGGACTTACGACGCTTCTTCCGGGATTTACGACGGGACTTACGACGCTTCTTCCGGGATTTACGACGGGACTTACGACGCTTCTTCCGGGATTTACGACGGGACTTACGACGCTTCTTCCGGGATTTACGACGCTTCTTACGGGATTTACGTCGGGACTTGCGACGCTTCTTCCGAGATTTACGACGACTCTTCTTACGACGACTCTTCTTACGACGTCGAGACTTACGACGACTCTTCTTGCGACTACTGGGTTTACGTCCATTTATGGGTTTCTTTTTCGTGTACACACGTTTACCACCTGACATGTAGTAATATCCTTTGGAGGTCTTCTTAACCACATAGTATTTTTGACCTATCTTTACATACATTTGTTAAAAGCAAATAAAATAATTCACATGATCAAACTACACGATAGGGTAAGGTTCTTACACTCATTTGATAACTGCACATGACAGTTTGCAGTTATAATCTGTTCCACCTTTGATACTAATTTTTCCGGCAAACAAAGGGCAAAACCATCGATAGGAGAGATTTTGGATTCCATTCTAGACGCAGTGTTAACTACAGAACCGTAGTAGTCGATTAGTGAACAGTTCTGAATCATAACGCGTCTTTCAAACATCTCTCCGCAACAGATACCTATTCTGACGTGGATTCTCTCATCACCGATCACTATCGGTGTGTGTCTTAAGGTTCTCTGGATACTGATTGCAGACAGAACAGCTGATGGTAGTTCGTCGAAATAGGCCATAACGGCGTCTCCTATCGTCTTTACCACGGTGCCATCGTGAATACGGACAAGATTCATGATCAGTTGTTCATGCCTTTGTATAATGTGAATCATTTCGTCCTGATATCTCTTCCATAACTTTGAGCTGGAAGCGATATCTGTGAACATGATGCAACCGTTGATTTTCGACATACTTTTTTCTTTTCTACAATAAATGCCAAGAAGTAGAGAAAATTGTGCCGGTTTGCGCAAGTCTCGTGATAGATTGAAACGAGCGATAGCAAATAAGCATGCCTTTGTCAATAAATGGGGCAAACGTTTATCAGATTCTAAGTTTCGCGAAGAGATGAGAAGACGTGGTTCTCCGGTCAAACCTGCCATAGTTCACCATGCTCAGATTGGACGTATGAATAGCCTTTTATCTCGCATCGAGAAAGCTATTAAGAATGATTGTGGTGCAAAGTTTGGTTGTGGATGTAGCGGTGGTGGAAATGCTAATTTTGGAATGCGTAGAAAGAGTCGTAGTCGTAGACGTAGATCTCGTAGAAAGAGTCGTAGACGTACAAGCCGTAGACGTAGATCTCGTAGAAAGAGTCGCAAACGCTCTCGCCGTCGCTCTCGTCGTCGCTCTCGTTAAGTCATAAAGTAAGAAAAACTTTACGACTATATATTCTTGTAAAAGGATTTTCTCGCCTTTTGAAATCCTTTACAACCGGGAGAGTACCAAATACTCTGTACGATGGGCAAGTATTTCCGAAAACGAAGAACAACTACCTTTTGTCTGATCCGTTTCTGAAGCTTATGAAGAGATTCTATCTCGTTCCTACTCAGAAACTCCCAACAGACATAATTTTCTATCACTTCCCCCTTTCTATCCCATTCCTTGTAGGCAAAACGGCAACCATCGCGGAAAAATTCTAAAGCCCTACGATCGCCATTCTCAAACCATGATTCCCATATTCCCGCCTGCTGATCGTCTTTGTAGACACCCTGAATATGCTTTTGCCCATTATCATACCATAATGTCCATTTTCCCTCTCTTCTCTTATTCGCAAACTGTCCTATCGTCATGATACGTCCATTCATGTGCCATTCCATGCAATTAAGCTCTCCATGCATAGAACGTAGCTTTCCATTTTTGTAATAAGTTTTCCAAACCCCAACACGCTTTCCTTTCTTATATTCTCTATCGGAACGAAGTTTACCATTCTCCCAGTAAAACTTCCAGGATCCATCCTTGTAACCACGGTCAAAATTACCTTCCAACTCTACGACATTGTTCTTGAACCATTTCTTCCATTTTCCACCGTGTCGCCATGATTCGCCGTCCCAATAAAAAATGCCCTCCGACTGTTTTTGTCCATTTGCATAGTAGCCGACAAACTCTTCCATCATCAAAAGAGAATAGGGAAGACGTTTAAATTCATTTTGTTATTCCTCGTCTTCTTCCTCTTGTGGAAAAAGATTTTGGTGTTGCTCCTTGATGGTTCCCAGTTTAGCAAGTATCTTCTCGATCAGAACATCGATATCACAACAAAATTTGGTATCATCGCTATAAGTGTATTTAAGATTAAGTAAGCCCTGCTGGGACTTTATTAGATCAACAATGATAGGGCGACTCTCAGATAGGTTCTCGTGACGAAAGTGATGCTCAATAATCTCAAATGAACGAGAAATCACATCTCGAACGAATTTAAGGGCATTATTCCGGTTATCAGGATAGATAAGGCTTCGCACCAGGCTTGTCTGCCAATTGTTGACACTTTTGGTCATGTAGCGTATGTTTAGCTTCTCATCCTTATCGATGTATCCGATAAATTTCAGCTTCGAAAGAATTTCTTCTCGACTATCCATCTCGATACTTATTATTAAGGTGTAAATGTTTTAAACCGACTGTATCTCTACGGAAGTTTGCAGTATGAAGAATCTTCACAATCACCAGACAAGCAGTCTCCCGTACCGGATCGCCATGCATCGCCATCTCCACCTCCAGTGTATGGTTGAACATTTTGTCCCTCGCAACCTCCTGCGGTCGAACACTCCTTCCACTTCTTCGTCGCATAATCACAATAGTTATAGCTGGCAGGAATCTTCTGAGTCAAAAAGCAATCGCAGTGACAATCGCCACTCGCACAACTACCATGGCAATCACCAGTCCAACCTGACCCTGTTCCTCCGCAACCACCAAGATTAGCACTTTCATGACATCCAGACGTGGAGCAACCAACGATCGGCTCATTACCACATGCACCAAAATTGCTCTTATCAAAACAGCCTGGGCTATGCATGTAGCACTTGCCATCCGATCCGCGATTAAAATTGGTCGCACATTTACACTGGTTCAAACAGTCATCCTTCTCGTATTTACCTTTTCCGGTATAAACCAGCTCACATTCAGTTCCATCACCTGTAGCTGGATCAGCAACACAGTCCCAAGTCTTTTTCTGTATCGTTCCGGCAAATCCAGCACTCTCATATGGAACACACAAAACCGGCGCCGATTCGTCGATCGCGCATTTAGTATCAGGGCCACAAGTTTGAAAAGTCGCGTCTTCGGGAGGAAGAACGCTGGGAGGAGTATTGGGCACTCTCTTTCCAGTATTAGGATCTATACGAGAGTTGGTCATTCCGGCTCCCCCGGTACTATCGCAAGCCTGAAGACCAACGCAATTACCTGTTTTCTCATTGAACATAACATCGATGATACCAGGCTGAGATACTTGGGCCCAGCAATTCTCCCACGTACATGCTTTTCCTCCCGCTGCGGGAGGAAATAGTACCACTCGTTGCATCGGATAAGCTTCCAAGTTGTAAGGATCACACCAATATCCATAAGGAGTAGAATAATGTCCTATTAACACCATATCATTGTTAATTTTTTCCAAGCCTTTTTCTCCATCCTCAGCCACTGTTGATAAAATATCAACCCATGCACACTTCGTGTCAGCGACACATGTTTTCTCATCCTTGTAGTTATTAAAACAGGATTGCACTTCTCCTGCATTTGTAGGATCTTGTCCAGCGCAGTATCCGGTTCCAACTTCATCGCTGTGAGCTGGTAATGGCCAACAAGGATAATAATTACCAGTTTCTTCGGGTGAAGTGATCGGTAGACCGAATGAACACGATTCAGGAGGTTTGCAGAAGTAGATGTCACCCGTACGAGGATCTTTCCATGATCCAGGAGGAGCTGTTCCTCCTCCAGATATAATAATACATTCGTCCCCTGCATCACATACATTATCAGATCCATCCGACTTCTTTCCGCAAATGGGAGAACAGGTGTTGCCATTACATGCAGTACCAGGAGGGCAACAAACATATTTTCCGTTCACAACACAGTTTGATCCAGATTCACAACATTCCCATCCTGTGACAGGATTTTGGCTACAAACTCCTGAACCGATATCATCACTACAACATTTGGGATTATGCGGATCTTTGACAGATGCATTACACGTTCCCATCGGTCCACAACCGTGAAAGCCACTAACACAGCCACATTTTATACACACTCCGTCATCGCCTTTTGAGCATTGCATTTCGGTATCTGGAACTCCTCCACAGCAGTTTAGCTCATTCCATATACTTTCAGGTGGACATGCAACTCCACTGGATTGACATTTATAACCAGTTGATGTACATATCCAGCCCTGGCCTTGACAGTTGCAAGGACATGCTCCGCCACAGGTTCCAACCGGTCCACCCGGAGCTCCTGCACATGTTGTACAGGTGACCGTCGCTTTGCCATCCTTATCTACATTGCAAATAGCATAAGGAGTATCCGGTGTACTTTTACAGCAATCCAGTTTGTCTAATTGCTCTCGTGTGGGACATTTGGTATTCTTTTGGCAGTGTAAATACCCATCAGATCCGCAAACCGGAGAAGATGCATTACAATCGGGATCACAAGGTCCTTCACCAGGTTTGAATCCATTGGGACATTTTACACAGACAACTTCATTATCTACACAGGTTCCAAATTCTCCAGGCTCGGTACAACAAGACTGTCGTTCCGGTTCACTGGGACATTTTACCCCTTCTGAGCAAACCCATCCTGTTGCGGTACATTTTGCACCCACACCTTTACAACCTGGATCGCCACAGTCTTTCGTTCCGGGACAAGGTCCGCATTTAACCTTGTTTCCGGTTGAGGAATCACACTGTGTGTATAATCCAGGAGAGCCGGATTTAGCACAACAGGCTTGTTGTTCTTCCACTGAAGGACACTGTTGACCCGGTGTACATACCCAGCCCGTCCCTGTACAAACAGGGGCTTCTCCATTGCAGACATCACAGGTTGAAGCCACTCTAGCTTTATCATCAGTCAAACATGAATGCAGAAACACTGCTTCAACGTCAATCTTATCGAACGAGGAACCCAGAATGTTAGATAACGTTCTGGTATCTGTGATCGCGCCTGACGATTCACGAGTTTTGTTGTCGATAGAAAGGCTGACATTGTTAATTTTGACCGATTCCCAGTATAACTGTGTCTGATGGTAGGGTACAACAGAGTCGACCAGATTATTGACAAATATGTTGACCGGTTGATAAGCGATCTTACCGCGTTGTTGAAACTGTTGTGGCAAATTGATCTTTATGTTGTTAGGACCCTTAATCAGCCCACTTATCTGTATATTGGCATTTCCCGATGATGACGATTTGGAAAAATGTAGGTACAAAACGACTCCAACGGCCGATAGTAGTAAAACTGTTACAATAGTGATACCTATAATTTTTTTCCTATCCATTTATTATGCTTAACATAATAATCATGCAAACTTCAGAAAGTAGCTAGAGTTTTGGCGTATTTTGTTCCAAGCTGTAAACGACATGCCAAATGCATTGTCAAAAGCTGGTTCCCGGTTGATTAAGGCTTGTATATCATTAACTATACTCTGAATGTATTTGAGCGCATTTCTAGATAACCCTTCCCGTGTGATGTGATATAAGCCATGAAAAACACGATCGGTAGCTTTGTGGAGAAAATGAAGCCAATTCTGATCCAATGTGAATTTGGCATGAGGAAACGATATTTCCCAGATTCCCCAAGCTGTAAATACAACGCTCGTGTGTGGAAAGTTGTTTTCAACGTTATTTGGATGCCATTTTAAAATGTTGTAAATATCCTGGGGACTAGGATATTCTAATAGATTATGCGAATGTGTATGCCAAATGTACTTGGTATATTTACTAGTCTGACACGATCCTCTACCAGGGCCAAGTCGTTCCCCATACTTTTCAAGATAAAGAGTGAGGCGGTCGCTATTCTCATGTTCGAGCAGAAAGCCACACGCTTCAACATCTTTGTTCAATATGAGTTCTCTGATCACGCGTAAATCATTAGCTGTAATGTACATTTATAAGAAGCGACAAAATTCGAAATGAATTTTAAGATTGGTCTCGTTTAAGAATAAATGAACAGTTTATCACTTGAGCCAGCTATCGACCTGATTATCGGCCCAATGTACGCAGGAAAGACTGTTGAGCTTACCCGACGTCTTACTATCTATAACGAGATGGGAATGAAGGTTTTGTATGTAAATTCAAAAAAGGACGACCGATCGTCAGATGATTTTTCAACACATAACGAAATGCTCGGAAAACTGATCTATCAGACTATGAAGGTCGAATCTCTATCAGAGGTGCCCGTAGATCTATATGAGGTGATCGGAATAGACGAGGCTCAACTATTTTCCGATCTTTATAGATATGTACTCAATTGGGTAGAAAAAAGGGATAAGATCGTCATCGTCAGCGGATTAAACGGGGACTTTCGTCGTCAGCCATTTGGAGAGATCGTTGATCTCGTACCATGCTGTGAAAGCGTCACAAAGCTTTCTCCTTTCTGCACTATATGTAAGAGTAAACATAACATTATTCGCGCGGCTAACTTTACCAAACGTATAGTCTCTGATCAAACGACGATATTGATCGGAGGAAAAGAAGCGTACATACCAGTTTGTCGAAAGTGTTTTTAAACCGTTTTGTATTTGTCACGAATATAAAATTTTTTTCTGGTGTATGAATAAATGCTTAGTAGTAAATTCTTATTCACTCTAGTCGGTTTGGTCGTAGCAATTTTTGCTATCTGTAGACTTGACCTTAATAGCGGATCGCCCGTTGTTGAAAATTGGTGGAACGCCGGTCAGTTTTCAACTTATGCTCAGCCCGCCTCTGTGAATCCAAACACCGGAAAAGCCACTGCTCTAGGTGTAAGCGTTCTTAATGAAAATACGTTGGGAAGTGGCAAATTCGTGCAGGTTCCCAGTTACCAAGCTGTACTCTCTCCACGATTTAGTAACGTTCAATATGGTGCTAACATTAAGTACAACATGCCTTCTCGTGAAAACATGGCTGTCCCTTGTGATCCTCTTACGTTCGGAAATATGGCCAATGAAAAGTTTATTCTACCAGGAGCAATTGAGGAAGAAAAAGAGGGGTTCAGCACTTGTGGTAAGGGAGGTTATGGTTTGGGACATAAGGTCGGTGGTGGAGATGAACTTCCTCCCAGTTATGCAGCTGGCAACTATTGGGACGAATACAACAAGATTCCCGCTAAAGCTGAGAATATGGGATCTAAGCTTCCGGTTGGCACTATGACCACCATGGACGCAGCTGGCAATCAGGAACAATTTGTCACCTACAATAACTTGATGGTCGGTCTGTTGAAACCAAAGAGAAACTTTGGGCAATCAGACTGGATTCGTGGTGACCTAGCTATCACTCCTTGCAATACTGGATGGTTCTCTGTTTATCCGGATATCACTCGTGAGGTCAATCCCGGTGCTATGGGCGTATTGTCTGGTCCTGGAGGCGGAGGGGAGAGCAATAACTCCACCCTTGATCTATTGGTCAAGGCTTCTGGTGGTACTCGCACTACGTTCGGTGGTGTTGATCTATCCAATATCAATTCTCAAACCGTCAACCAGAATGCTCAGATGACTTCCAAGGTTCGCGCTGGTCTATCTGATCTTCAGGTCACTGCGTTTCCTTAAGTTTAAAGACATGGGAATGATAATTAGAATATGTTCAAATAATATATCCGCCACGATGAGCCTAACCATGGAAAGATCTTTCCTTAGCGTTTTCGGGGGTAGTCGCGTGCATATTATACGTTTTTCGTATAATATCAAATTGAAAATACTCTTATTTCGTATTCCTTTTCATAAATGGAGCACCAAGATTGGAAACCAGTAGTTCTCAAAAAGGCAGAAAAACCCGTACATATCGAGCATAAAAGTGGGTTCAAACAGCATAAGAATCTTGATTCGAACGATCCAGATGCACCCAAGACTATCGATCTAGAAACAGCGAGAAGAATTCAGCAGGCACGAATGGAGAAGAAGTTGACGCAAAAGCAATTGGCACAGAGAATCAACGTTAAGCCTGCTCTTATTCAAAGCTATGAACAAGGCAAGGCTATTCCTGATCATGCTGTTCTTAATAAGATTACCAGAACCCTTGGAATCAAATTGAAAAATAAGACTAAAAAGTAATCTTGTGTGATATGTCACGAAGACAGGTACAAAACATTTCATATGATGAAGAGTATGTAACTCTGGAGTTTAAGGGAACTGCTCGAGAAGCCAATGTTCTAAGACATGCCTTTCTTTCCAAAATTCCTACAATGGCTATCGATAAGGTTAACATTCGTCGAAACACTACGACGCAGTCTGATGAGTATTTGACCGAGCGTCTTCAGCTAACTCCCATTATGGTCGATGCAGGAGAGCTAAAAGACACCACAACATTTACTCTTACAGTAGATCAGGCCGGCGGAGTTTTAAGATCACAAGATATCAAGGGAAAATGCAAGGCTGAGAATGATATCATCATCGTGCGCATGAACGATTGTCATCGATTTACAGCTGATATGATCTGTAGAAAAAGCACTGCAGAAGAGCATCCTCGCTGGTCCGCTGTAGCGAACGTAGGATTCAAAGAGCTAGGTAAAAACCTGTTCCAAATCAGGGCACACTCTGTGGGAATCTATACTCCTCAAAGATTGTTGGAACTAGCTTTGGAAGCCATGTAACAAATTGAAAAGAATTTTAGTTCAGAATCAACTAAAATTATGGAAGACGTTAAAATGTTTGATCTTGATGAGATTATTAAGTTGTATCCAGATGAATTTAAGGAAGATGAAGAAACCTTCAAAAAGTTGTGCATGGCTGGCATTATCATCGAAGGATATCTCACACGAAAACAGAAAAATGCAGATTTTGCTATTTATACAACCATAAAATCTTCATACTTGCGAAATCCATATGATTTTACGTGTGATTTTCGCGGTGAAGATGGAGAATTACTACTTCCCTTCTCTCTCGAAAAACCTTTTTTACATGTACATCAAATTTCACCTGTCGTTACAGATATTTTTCCAGAATTAACTCTGGTAAAACAGATGAAAGTTGGAATCTTCCGGCTCCCATTACGTAAAAAGATTATGCAAAGGCAATTAAGTTCGATCCAGTTTTATTTCGATGAGTTCAAAGTCAAGTTTTCATTACACGGTCCAATACCTTCCACGTTGGTAGAACGATGCCCTCTGGCTCGTCGCGACTTCACTTCGTTAGAAACACTGTTCGAAAGGGACACTCTTAAAGGTAGAGTAAAGAAACTAGAATCGATGGTGAAACAACTACAGGATGAGTTAGCAGAGTTATGGAAACCTGATGGTGTCATGTGCCGGGCCGGAAAAATCTGTTTCGAAAAGGAAAGTAAAGAGCTCACTATTTAGCCACAGTTGCTGTACCCAGATCATGGGACATCGTTAATCGTTTTCCGTTCAGAGCTAATCCATCATAAATATCGTCTGTCATCAGAGTTTTTGTTTGATGTTCAGAGTTAACTATGAGTGAGGCCCGAATCGCATTTTCCAACTCGTATACAATAAGTGCTTTTATACTGGGAAAACATTCTTCAGAAACGCTTTTGATTCCTGCGCGACGTGCAAGGCGTGTGATAGACGGTCGGGTAATTTCCATTTATTACACGCTCCGGTCTTTTTTAAATACCAATTCAGAAGGCGTTTGAAGCAAATTTAGTTATTTAAAAGTTTCACTAATGCTCATTAAACATAATGGAAGCTAAACAACAGAATTTAACGGAAAGTGTTGCAAGTGTGGCGAAAGTAATGAGAAAAAAGACTCGCTATTTCGAGACTTATATCTCAAGAGTTCTCAAAAATGTTGCTAGCGAGAATGGCATCACTTCGAATGCCAAACAACAGCTGAATAGTGCGATATGCATTTTGGCTAGAATACTCTCGTCCGTAATGACTAAATTAACAGTCTCTTCAAAGAAGAAGACATTATCAGTGAAGGAGGTTAAGAATGCGAGTATATTGTACATAACAGGAACTCTACTTGAGAATGCTGTAAAACATGCTGAAGAATCGGTGGTAAAGTTTTCACAGGGAGAAACGAAACATAGTTCACGCCAAGACAAGGCGGGTATTCTTTTTCCTCCTTCTATCACCGAAAAGTTTTTACGCGACTTTGGTCTTTCCAAGGTTATGGTAACTAAGACCGCGCCAATATATTTTGCGGCTATTTTAGAATACTTAACAACAGTTATTCTCGAAAATGCAAGCGTTTTGGCTCGTGAGAATACTCGTGTTCGTATCACTATCAGAGATCTTGAAATTGCTGTTCGATCCGATCCAGACATGAATAAACTATGGGAGAAGTGTGGAATATCTTTCATAGGGGGAGGAGTAATTCCACAGATACATGATTCGCTTCTAGCCAAAAAACCACGACGTAAACGTAAGGTAAAGGATACAGCTACCGCAACGAAGAAGGGGCACCGCTTTCGTCCTGGAACAGTCTCTCTTCGAGAGATTAAGAAATACCAAAAGGCCAGCAACTGTCTTACCTTTGCAAAGTTCCCATTCGAGCGTCTGGTTCGTAGTGTTATTTCTGAGCAACAGGAAGGAATGAAAATTTCCAAAGACGTTTTTATCGTGTTGCAATACTACATCGAACAGTTTATAGTTGACTTTCTTCGTGATGCAGGTAGTGCAGCGATTCATAGCGGAAGGGTGAAGCTCATGCCCTCAGATATCCAATTTATTTCCAACCTTCGCCACTATCCCCAGCTTGATGCTACACCCTTTAAGAAGGAAAAGAAAGTTGAAACAGAGGATCAACAAGAGGGGCAAAAGTTAGAATTAGAAACGGTTTAAAAATACACTGTTTTTAGGTAAAATGTCTAATACACCCAAAGAAACTGTCGTCTCTTCTCCGAACAAAAAACCGGATGGAGAATGGACTTACGCCCTTCTTCAGGAAACGAACGGCGAGGAGTGTGAAAGTTGGTATTATTTTATCAGATTTCAAGGTAACGAAGAAGCTCTCGCACACCTAGAAAAGCAAATAGATTCTGTTAATTGGTATATGCTCGATGATCTAAGTACTTTTGTCATCGAGACACAATATCTAGTGTCTGAACGTACTGCAAAGGAGATGACAAAGGTGGATCTGAATCCGACTTCTTTTCACAGAAAGTTTGATGGAAAACTCGAGATGATCGATCTAGGACTTAAGGATAGCTACAAAACCGAAAAGAAGATGCTGAGAGTATTTGACACACTTGGAAACGGTAAGATTGAGCGTTACATCGATAGGGAAGATATCGATCCGGAAGATTTGGTTGACTGCTCTGACTCTGATTCTGAGTCAGGATCCGGCTCCGAGTCGGCAGAAGATTCTTCAGATGAAGAGGATAAAAAGAAAAAGCATAAAAAGACAGGAAAGCTACCTGGAGCCCTCGGGAAGCAGAGCATGCCTCGCTTTGCCAGGGCTAAGCAACACCGTCGCAAAAAATAAGTCATATTTTGATTGTAAAAAATATGACTACGAAGGTACTTGAAAACCGAATCCACCAAACTGCCCAATGTCCCATGGCATATCTCCAATCGACATGACAACCAGATGGCCACGATCATGAATATTTTTTCTAGACTTTAACTTAAACTGTGTTTGACCTTCAGCATCGCCTTTATTAGTCGGAGGCCGAAAATATATTCCTAGATACTCATTGATACCATATTGTGCGAGCTGACGACGCGTGGTGATGATATTCTTCTCTGTACCGAGCCTAGCAGTGACGATCATAGTATCTATTCCCTTACTTTTAGCATAATGATATGTTTGAATAATAGGCGTCAACGGTCTTCCAGAAAGATCTATGAGAGTGTTATCAATATCATATACAATCACAGCGTTTTGTGGAAACCATAATGTATCGATCGTATGCAAAATTTCGCTTGCAACTTTTTCCATCTTTATTTTAGTCAGATAATTTTCTGATAATTGCTAATACGCCGATTAGAAGTATAAAAAGGATAACAAGACCTATAATCAATTCATGTCTGAAGAGAAAATTATCTTCTCCCCTCTTGTTGTACAACTGGTCAATATAATTGCGAAGGGTAGGCTCCTGGTTTCTGTACTGAGGGAATAGGATATTCTTTCCATACAACACGGTGCAGTCCCCTACCGACATTCCGTTTGGATCTGGTATGCAACGCCCCTGGTATCCAGAAAACTTAAACTGGGGATAGTTGTTTTTAATTTCAAATGCTCCTTGTCCTTCCTTTCCCTCCCGTCCCTTGAAACCTTTGATCCTATCAGCATCCTTGATACGTGGATCGATCAAAACATAGATGGGAGAAAAATCCACTTCGGTAAACCCTTTTCCAGGATCTTCCTTTCCGAATGAAAAATACATGAGTGAGCCTGATTTCCAAACATGTAACGGTGTCGCATGTGGAACCGGCTCCACCCAAGCGTAGAAACGAATGCAATCTTTCTGATAGTGAAAAGGATCATAAACGATACTTAAATCAACTGTGGCCAATTGTGAATCGGGTGAATCACGAGCACAGAATAGATCCATTCCGGGAGGACGTGTTGTTATATCAGGATTGACAACGTAAAACTGCGCCACGAGTCTAGCATCAGGAATCGGCTGGCATGAAAACTTGATACCGTCCTTGGTGTGTTTTTTGGCTGGAAAACCAATGTAGCTACTTTTTGTCTGATCGTTCAGATATAGACATAGAGGAACAATATCTTTATCCATTTATTCTAGGAGAGATATCCCACGCTGGAAAGTTTTTTGATCAGAAAGGAACGAATATCGGGCACTTTTACTGTGTAAGGAACTTCAATAAGAGTGATACTGTTGTCTCGACACATACGTCGTTTCAGCTCATCCCTGTACTTTTGATTTAGAAAGGCCTCTTTGTTCTTGTGAAAATAGGGTACGTACTTGTAATGCTGTACGCCGTTATACTCAACAGCCAGCCGAAGCGTGGCGTTATAGCAATCGAGTTCCAGATTATGGTTTCCTCCTGTCACAGGATTGTTGAGTATATCGGGGCGGGCTTTAGGAAAAGGCTTGTTGAAGATCTGTTGTATTATTCGACGACATTCTGCTTCTCCTTTACTTTCTTGTGGGGGACGACGTTTCTCCTTTTGCCCACCCGCATAATAATAGCTTCTGGACCATGTTCCCTTTTTTCCTATTCTGGTTATACCATAGATAATCATGATTAGAACAGCGATTCCTACCAGAATCTCAAATCCGTGTTCTTCCCATAGGTTCTTGAGCTTCACGAACATTTATTAAGTAAAAGAAAGTATGACGTATAATAAAATGAGCTGTTCAAAAAATAGTAGATCATTTGACAAAAAACCTCCGTTAACAGCCGGTATGAAGAAAAAAGGCCAGACCTATGTTTGGAAAGAGGTTATGGGTAATCCCAACTTGTATTGCTGGATTCCTGTGTCAAAAAAGACTGCCCATCCACTTGATTTACATATTGAGGAAATAAATATTCAAGACATTCCCATCCCACCACATAATGAAGACATTATTGCCCAACTTGCTGAAGAGGCTGAACACGGTAAACAGATCGGCGGGCTTAAAAAACTGAGTGAACCGGGAGCTACGCTTAAGGATATTGTATCGGTCGATGACCCACAAAAGTATCCTGTCGTTAAAGAATTCATCAGACACAAAGGGCTCAAGCTTTATGGAGGAGCGGCAATCAATTCTTACCTACCACGAGAAGATAAATTTTACAATCCTCATGATATTCCCGATTATGACTTCTTTAGTCCCGATCCATGGAACGATGCGGTCGAGCTATCCGACGCTTTTCATCAAGCTGGTTACAAGTATGTCGAAGCACGGGCTGGAATTCATAAGGGAACGTATAAGGTTTTTGTTAATCTTTGGCCTGTAGCCGATATATCTTACATGCCTAAAAAGGAGTTCGATCATATCCAGACCAAAACTATCGACGGAATAAAGGTTGTGCATCCTCTCAAACTTCTAGAATCAATGTATAAAGAATTTTCGGAACCATATGCTAATCCTGCTAGGTGGCCAAAGGTTGCGACTCGAGAAAAGTTACTTAGAAAGTGGACTCGGCCTCTTGACAAGAAATTTGCCTGTTCGAAAACGTTGTTTAGCGGAGGGATTATAAAAATCGATGACATGATGGCCGGCCTCTTAGAGATAACATACAAGTATTTGCGTGATAAAAAAGCATTGTTCACCGGTCCCATTGCTTACAATACATATATGGAGGTTGGAGGCGCTTCACGACGTGTTCTCGTTGATCATTATCGTGTTTTATCAGAAACAGCCCACGAAGATATTCAAGAATTGATGACTATACTGATGAAGAGATATGAACACTTAGAGATCACGACATCTTACTATCCCGCTCGCGAGCTTAATAACACTGGATACAAATTATATGCCATATATGAGAATAAGTATGTTCCTATTTGTGAAATTACCAACCTTACCTCTTGCACGCCATTTCAGTATATCTTTGGGCGTTATATCGTATCTATCGATTATTTGAAGTATGATCTCTATGATCAAACAGTTTTTAGCGAGGACAGACAACGGGTAAAGGATTCTTTATGCAAACTGAAATATCTTGAGGTTGTTCAGCATAACTACTACAGAAAGAAAAAGGCCACAGAAGAGGATAAAACACCTTTTCAGCGATTTGTAACCTCTTGCCGGGGACCATACCAACACAACATCAAGACTGAGATTCTCAATCGCTGGCTAGATAGAGTAGCGCGTAAAGATGAGGTAATCAAGGTTTTTTCCAAAAAGTGGAAAATTAGAAAGTTTCCTCGGGATGAGATTCCCAAAGAGTGCAAGGATCGTGCGAAGGAAGACTGTATCTATCCATGCGCATGGAATAAGTTCATCGGAAGATGCCAGGGGCTCCCCACAGGAACCTATCGTCCGGGAGAAGATAACGAAGACATTAACTACGAGTATATGTAATTTTGTATGTATTATACATACAAAAGTGCTTTACTACTGTTTCTCCTTCGACAGAAATTTGAAGAAACAGTAAGCAGAACATACGTTTTGGTCATGGGTAAATACTCTTCTATCATTCATACAAAATTCTAAACAATCTCTGTATGTCAGCAGATCTTTCCACGCGCGTTGAACCTCACTGTAAGACATGTGAGGATTGGGTTCCTCTACAATCTTTTCTTTGGTAGTCATGCTTATAAGTTTTTCTCTTGTCCTGATCAAATTTCAATTTTTGATGCTCAATGTCCCGACCGTATAAATCATACGAAAATCCTGGTGCGGGTAAGGGTGGATATAAATGCGGGTCGTCTTGTGGATTTGTAAAGGAGAACTCTCGTCCAGTGTGGATATTCAAATTTTGTCTTTTAATACATTTTCTATCATTCGCTTGCACGCTTTCCCACCCCACTGCTCCGGACTGTAGAACCATTCTGCAAACTCTTTTGACTTTATCCATCTACTAAAGCGCCAGTAGCATAGGTTGTTTCGACAGAAGCGCTGAAGGTATCTTAGCTTCTCCACATTGAAGTTGAAGGAAGGATTTTGGTGTTCTATCCATGGACAGTTAGTACAAAAAAGTTCAGCAAGCGTGATAATTTTTGTTAGACTGGTACAACCATGACAATAAAGTTTAGTAAGATTTGGAAGCATGGGAATCTCCGTTAGGCCAGTACACTCATCACACTCAAGTGTATCAAGATTTGGAAGCAATGGAATCTCTTTTAGACTGGTACAACCGCTACAATCAACTCTGGTAAGTTTTGGGAGCATAGGAATCTCTGTTAAATTAATACAAACAGCACAATAAAGCTCGATAAGATTTGGAAGCCCAGGAATCTCCGTCAGATTAGTACAACTATGGCAATAAATCTCGGTAAGATTTGGAAGCATAGGAATCTTCGTTAGATTAGTGCAATTCCAACAAGAAAGTTCAGTAAGATTTGGAAGCCCAGGAATCTCCGTCAGACTAGTACAGCTAGAACAGTAAAGTACAGTAAGTTGTGGAAGCAATGGAATCTCTGTTATATTAGTGCAACTATCGCAATGAAGTCTGGTAAGTTGTGGAAGCAATGGAATCTCTGTTATATTAGTGCAACTATCGCAATAAAGTTTGGTGAGTGTCAAAAACGCGGGAATCTCTGTTAGACTGGTACAACCGCTACAAATAAGTTCAGTAAGATTTGGAAGCGTGGGAAGCTTCGTTAGATTAATACATCTAGTACAATCAAGTTTAGTAAGCTCCAGAAGCATGGGAAGCTCAGATAGACCAGCACCATGACAATAAAGTTTAACAAGCTTTGGAAACATGGGAAGCTCAATTAGATTAATACAATTGGTACAAACAAGTTTAGTAAGCTTTGGAAGCTCAGGAATCTTTGTTAGATTAGCACCACTACAACGAAGATTAGTAAGCTTTGGAAGCAATGGAATCTCTGTTAAACCATCACAATCCACACATTGCAGTGTGGTAAGCTGTGAAAGCATAGGAATCTCCGTTAAATTAGTACAATTACGACAGTCAAGATAAGTAAGGTTTGGAAGCCCAGGAATCTCCGTTAGATTAGTACAGCAACTACACCAGAGATTAGATAGCTCTGGAAACGCAGGAATCTTTGTTAGATTAGTACACCAACTACACCAAAGAACAGTTAACTTTGGAAGCATAGGAATCTCTGTCAGATTAGTACAATGACTACAATAAAGTTTCATAAGATTTGGAAGCTCGGGAATCTCTGTCAGATTAGTACAATTCCGACAATCAAGTCTAGTAAGATTTGGAAGCATAGGAATCTTCACAAGACTAGTACAACCGTCGCAATCGAGATTCTGTGTTTCCTCATTATATTTTCCATCGCAGATACGACACATTTCAATTCTTATGACAATATGTGGTAATTTTCAATTTTAGATACAGTCTTCGATACAATCTACATGCTCAGTATTGTAATCTCGTATTAGATTGTCAAACTTGCCGGTTGCGGACAATAGATAATTCCGGTACTTTTCAGGTTTAGTTGTGAAGATCGTCTTCTTCTCGATATCTACAACACAATCACGATCGATCAGGTACACCATCGAATATGATCCGAGAGTGACCAAATACTTGTTATGCTGATCTTCGTTAAAGTCCTTCAAACCTAGTTTACATTCGTATAACGTGTTGGTTTTGATTCGTATAAAGTCGAATATGCATTTTTGAAACTTGAACTGAGTTCCAATATCCTCTCCATACTTCTCCTTTAGTTTTTGTTCCCAGAAACCTTCCTGTTTAACCGACTTTTCCTTGGCGATTATGTACGATCGTGCTCCTTTGTAATCGATACCTCCCATTCGCTTGATATCCTCGACAATATAAGGCAGATTGGGCAGATCGTGTGCGGTCAAAAATTCCTTGAACATATCTCTACTGAGTTCATATTTTGTTTCGAATTTTTTGAGCCATGAGTTCGGCGCCTTGATATTATAAGGATTCGGACCGGCATTATCAACAATCTTTTCTTTCAATCCTTTAATCATCTTGCGATAGAACTTATAACACTTCTTTTCGTTTTCAGTAAGGTTAATCTTGATCTCCTTGAGTGGTAATAGCTGAAAATATTTGTACTGAGATAGAAAGTCGTCAACTGGAATAAATGTCTCCTTGATCTCCGGTATTTCCTCGGAAAAGAAAAATCTCTGTGGATTGTGTTCCTGTACTCTATTGTATAGGTATTCGTACTGCTTGCAAAACCAATCTTGTTTGATCAGCCAATCACAGTATTTACGATCTCGTAGCATCTTGTCCAAAGATAAGTCCTTATATTTACCGAATGTAACGGTCTCTTCATTCAACATTTCTGATAAGATAATTATATCTTAAAGTTCATGTTGAATACAGAAATTGAAAAAATATGACCTTCTAAAACCTTGTAAATATGACACACAAAATTTGTCTGAAAATCTCCAACCTGAGAAAATTAGGTTATTTTAGCCTACGAGAATGGATGGAAGAACCAGGAAATGTGTATGTCGGGCGACGAGGTAGACTTTGGATTACCGAAGAGGATAAGACTAAAACCCTTTTCATGTATCCTGATTCGAAATGGAAAAATCCCTACAAAGTTGGAGGAGAGATGAGTCTGGAACGAAGTTTACAATTGTATCGTGAATATTTAACCTCCACGGGACTCATCAATGAGGTCCAAGAATTGAAAGGCTTAAATTTAGGGTGTTTTTGTAAGGATGGAGAGAAATGTCATGCGCAACTTTTAGTAGACTTAATTGAAGCATAATTAGATTTGTTTCCGCCACATGGGAAATAAATCTTATCTTTCTAGGATAGGGATAATCGCTCTGCACAAGGCACACTCTTGTTTGTATTTTCCCCATGTAGTGATACAGTTATGATGAAAGGTGTGTCGACAATTATCAAGGGTGGATAGCCTTTCTCCCATTTGAAATCTTTCCTTGCAGATGCCACATTCTAATTCTATCTCTTCTTCACGACAGTTTCTCTCTTCGATATCTAGTTGTATAGCTTCATTTCTTTCTAATTCTCCATCGTTCATACTGTTTTCTAGAATCAGATTGAATATGTTGGGACTAGCAGTGTGAAGAAGAGTTAGTAAACCTGTATAGGGATTAATAGGTCTCTGAATCGTGAGTTCTACCGTTACTCTTTCTCTCCTAGGTTCGATTGTTTGCTCAAAAGTGGGTGGCTGTGCTCTTCTGGTACTGGTTCCAGTACGAATGTTGATCCGAATCGATGGATCGTGTTCACTATCACTTCCCGACATCTCTGATTTAATAGTAGACAACATAATATTAAATCAGTTTAGTAGAGGCCTAGAGTGCGTCTTGCATCGACGCGAGAACATTCTTGAGCTTCTTCTTAGTCTTTTCAAGCTCCTTCTTAGTCTTTTCAAGCTCCTTTTCTAGATCATTATCGGATGATGAAGTCGTTAGACCGGCGACGTAATCCTGTACCTCCTTTGCATGACGCGCGAGCAACTCGACGATAGTTTCTCCTTCCGCCGGCTTGGACTTCTTACCCTTTGGCTTTTCCTCCTCTTCCTCATCTTCATCCTTCGGCTTGGACTTTTTCTTACCCTTTGGCTTTTCCTCCTCTTCCTCATCTTCATCCTTTGGCTTGGACTTCTTACCCTTTGGCTTTTCCTCCTCTTCGTCATCCTCATCTTCATCCTTCGACTTCTTCTTAGTCTTTTCATCCACATCCTCGTCCTCTTCGTCCTCCAAAAGGGTTTTGTCAGGCTCAAGATCCCACTCTTCGCAAAGTTCCAACGCCACATCATCCAGAGGGACGAATTCACCATCGTCGATACGCCCGATAACAATTCGTTCCTTTGCAGACTTAATTACTAGTCCCGAGTCGGGATGATAGATCTTATCCAGTTTCTTGTTCTTTTTGTATGTGACTCTAGTTTTGTTGCTCATTTTGATGTACTTTACATGGTTTTAAACCATGAAAAATCTTTTCATTTTTATTTTTGTCACAAGCAATTCTTATTCAGGGTCAATAGGATGGCTGCGTGATCCGATCCCTGCGGTTGTGTTAAGAGCCCTGCAGAATGAAGAATCTGCATGTCCTTCACACATTTCATTAACTCATCACTAACGATAAAGTAATCGATTCGCCATCCCTTGTTCCGCTCTCGAAACATTGGTATTCTAGGAGACCACCATGTGTATGCTTCCTTCATGTCAGGATAAAGCTTTCGAAATACATCAGAATAACCAACCTTCAAAAATCTTTCCATATCGTCACGTTCCTCCTTTGTGTAACCTGCTTTAGCAGATTTACCAACTCCCGAAAGAGCCGATTTATTGTATGAGGACGACTTAGGATTACCCCAAAAGATATCAATCGGAGAGCGTGCCACATTCAGATCGCCACCCCAGATCACTCTCTTTCCCTTTGCTCTCGCCTTTTTGAGAAACCGTAAAATAGCCGGATCCCAGGTGTTAATTCGGTACTCAAAGTTGGTTCCGGCATTCGGAACATAGGTTGTTAGAAGTAAAAATGTGTCGTATTCGGCTAAAATGATTCGACCTTCCTGATCATCCAGATGAGGAACCGAATAAAATATCCTCTTTGGCTTTTCCTTTGTCCATAAAGTCACACCGGAGTAACGAGCGCCGGACCGAGCATCAGAACCCTTGCTACAGTTCCAGTACTGATGATATCCGCTTATTTTTATACATCCTGCGATCGCATCGTCACATCTTGTTTCTTGCATACAGATAATATCTGGGTCGTGTTCGGCGACAATAGCTCCTAGATTCGATTCAGGATCGATTTCAGATAATTTAGTACACTTTGTGTACTTCTTGTTGGAAATGATGTTGGAACGTATACCGTTGATGTTCCAGGAAAGAATTTTTAGTTCGTTCCCTTTTTTTGATTTGGGTTCTGATTTAGATTGGTGACCGATTCGCACTTTTCTCTTCAACTCTTTGCTCATCTTATCACATGAGCCATACTTGAAAACATGATGTAACACAGTGATAATTTTGCCCAGATAGTTAGTTCCCTTTTCACCACTTCCTCCATCTCCGCCATCGCCCCAGACACTATCTCTTGTAGTATGTTCAACCATGAGAGCATTATCGGGAATACCCAGTAAGAGATGTTGTAATTTTGGCTGTTCAAACTTCGCCATCAGCGCTCGAATCATCACATCGATTCTAATTCGGTCCCAACCGGGTCTTACTTTGAGATCGATGTATTTATCAACCAAGTCGTTAATTAGCCGATCGTCAGTCTTCTTATTCAGTTTCCAGTTCTTACCATAATGAAGATTCTTTTTCTGTGTGCCGAGGAGTTTAACTTTCATAGGCGAGTCTGCTTCCTTAATCAGATTAGAGTATTTGATGCTACGCTTGCTAGCTCCCGGTCCGCGAAACTTCATCGCTTGAAAATACTGTTCTGTTGTTTGCCAAGTCTCACCATCAATAATTAGCGGTTTGGTCGGATAAAAGTTGCTTCCCCATCCATATTCGACCTTAGGATCGTAGAAAGGAATGTAATGGAAAGTTTCTGGACCCTTTTTTGACTCTGTTCTTACTTTCGACTCCGATTCTGTTACCGTCGTCTTTGACTTCGACCTAGAGCGACCCTCACACTCACCAACCTCACCGTAACCGTTCTTCAAATGCGCTTTAGTCAAGTCAGAAAACTTTGCACATCCGGCGGCATGTCTTAACGTTAACTTACTTCGCATTTTCCAATCAAAGCCGACCGCTTTTGCACTCATTACATACATGTCTCCATGGTTAACCGTCAAGCGAATCATATTTCCAACCGGCTTACTTCGACAAAACCAGTGATAGTTGAGGGGGGAGCTTTCACCTAAGCGCAATGCGATCACAATCTTTCTTTCACTGTCTCCATGAAAGCCGATGCCAGTTTTACAAGAGTCATAATAATAGTTTCCTTCTCCATGTAAATTTTCCGCTTTCGGTCCAAAGTATTTTACCAGTCTCTTTTTCAACTTTCGTAAAAGAGGAACATCCTTCCATGGAATAATAGTTCCCTTCTTGTTCTCAAAATCTGATTCCTGTCCTTCTTCGCCAAAGCAAAGATTATGTCTGGCATGTTTCTGTACCACACGTCCTCGCATCCACGCCTGTGAATCTGGTGTCAACTGTAACTGCTCCTCATACATTTCCTTGGCTGAAACCGATTTCATGATCGTTTCTATCGCGTTGCGAATGACTAGCACGTAGGCAGGCTCTCCATGTCCATCGATTGCATCATTTAGGCAAACAAGCTCGCAAGTTGGAAACTTTTTTTCTATCTCTTGTAAATCTTTCAAAGAATAGCCTTCTTGAGCTAGTTCACCCATGATTTGCATTCCCGCATGGCTTTCTGCTCTATCACCAAATGTAATCGTTACAGTCTGTTTGCGCATTTTATTTTAACAACAATGTTGTTAAAATTTTCATTTTGACACCCGAAAGTCTGGATTACACCATGTCATTGGGTATCCTTCCGAATCACAGGTTTCTACCTTGGTACACCACTTTTTTCTCACGTGTCCCTTAGAGATAAGATATGTTAGAAAATCGGGAATATCCTCATGGGTTAGTTTAGCTAGCTTTCGAGTCATTTCGCGCGTTCCACATGTCTCGTGGGGAGCAGTGTTAACAAAACCGAACTTTCGGTAGTATGTAATCACATTAGGAAGGGCGCTTAGAGTCACAAATCTTATCCGTTGCATTCTGGCTTGTAAAAGGATGGTGTTAATCAGTCTTGAACCGACTCCTTTAGCACAGATGACATCGATATAGTACGCGTTATTCTTAGCGAACACGATGGCGAAACCGGATACAGTGATAAAAGGAGCTTTACTTCTAGTTTTGTCGTTGGTCTTGATCGATAGAAAGATGTAATTCGGTTTTTCTCCCATCTGTTGCAGAATATATGTATGTGATACTGCTCCGTGACACAATCCTGGAGCCTGTCCTACAATGTAGGAAGCCATTGTATCATAGTTTTCCGATTTTGTGTCAAGAACTATAATCTCGGTTGAGCTCATTTATTATACCTGATCTTTTCCAAACAATGATTTTCTACAATTTCTTCAGCACATTTATGTATACTATTAAAGACTTCAGGATCTCCTCCTTTATCTGGATGGTATTTCAAGTAGAGTTTGCGAAGCTTTTTCCTCGCTTCTTTGCGATCACAATCAGACTTTGAACATACTATGCCATATTTTTCAAGGGTTTTGACACAGCCTACACACTCTTCGCTCCCCCATATCACGCCTATATCTTCTTTGTAAAAAGGGTATTTCTTGTCAGTCTGAATAATAATCTTTCTGATAACGATTTTATTGTCCCAAATCAAGTCGATTAAATAGTCTTTAGCATTTTCTAAGTGGAGTTGAAGATCTTTTTCAATACTTGTAGCTAGTGATTCTATGATTCGAAATTGTTCGGGAAATTCCGTTGAGTACTGTATTTTCAGTATCTTTCTGCGTGTGCTATCTGAAACTATAAGTGTAGGATAGATATGTGGTGTTTCCGTTTTCATCTTTATCAGAAGCATCAACCCAAGTATAAGAGCTTTAACTCCACGATACTGAGATTCAGACATTTTCGATCCTTTGTAAAAGTTACTTACCTTCCTGGCAATGTTCTGATCTCCTTTCTCATGCACGATGCAAAACTGTGCTGCCGCATACAGCATAAGTTGTATTTCCGGATCCACGTTACGAAAGGTTGCTGGCGATGGATCTTTTCGGAAAGAGCGTAATCTAGATAACATTTATTCTGGTCAACAATTTTGCACAAGCTTGCTCACAAAAATTGAAAAATTTAAACACATTTTCAGGCTATTGTGATGAGTAACGACGATTCGAAAAGAGATATTAAGGAGGAGGCTGAAGATGATTTTACCAGTTACAGTATTGATGCGAATGGAAGAATCACGATCGACTATTATTATCCCAACCACGAAGCAACATTCCTCATGTATTCTCCTTCTTTTGAGCAGGCTACGGAAATGGGTGCATCCATAGGCAAAATTATGGAGGAAAATTGTGATGCTATCTATAAGGGTACGGAAGAGCATCAATTCAATCTCAAAGAGCCTAGAACTGTACATCTGGTGCGTGCTAAGTCGGATGATGCGAGTTTACTCGAAGTCATTAACGGACTGAGATTCAAACATTACGGTAAACATTTCAGCCCGCAGGAGCTTGATATTAACAATTGGTACGTTCCCACACTTTACATAGATCACCAAGAGGACACCTACATCACTAATGATTTTCACCATTGGGATTATGCGTTTCTGAGTGGGTATGGTTGTGATAAATGCAATACCATGTACAGAATGTGTGATTGCATAATTTGCGAAGTGAGAGACCTTGACGATGTTCATCTCAGATGTGCTTGCGAGAGTGTTAGTTTGGCCAAAATCCAGAAATTTATCCTGTTTTGTGCTCGAAAAAGGAGACTATTGAAATGGCTAAAATCAGACTCATTCGCAGAATGGTTTTATGCGCCAGGAAATTGTGGCGAACTGTTGACTGCACGTCAGTTCAAAGCCAGAATGAAGTAGAAAATACGATTTGTATTTGAAGAATACAAATTCCAATTTAATTTTTAAGATTAAGAAGATTCCATGTCTGTTGTCCCTTATCCATGAGAACAACAGTGTTATTTCGAAGAGATTCAACGGTGGTCTGCAATCTCTCCAGATCTTTGGCATCACCCACAAAACACTCGTTAGCAGTATCGTACTTCAATCTCATTGCATCTGCCTGTGCCTGCGCATTTAGGCGAATAGCTTCTGCCTGTGCCTGCGCATTGAGAGTAACTGCTTGTGCAGATCCCTCCGCCTTTTTGACCTCAGCTCGCTTCTTACCGTCGGCATCGATCTCCACCGCATGAGCGCGATTTTCAGCAGCAATCTTTTCCTGTTCAGCGATAATGATGTTATTCATAGACTCTTGTACCCGTCGTGATGGGATAATCTGTTGTAGCTCAACTGAGATGACCTCCATACCCCAGTCAGAGATCTGTCCCTCTAGCTCTCGACGTAGCTGAGCGTTAATATTCTGTCGCTGTGAATTAGCTTCAGATAGTGTAAAGGTTCCCAGCACATTGCGCAATGTGGTCTGAGTCAGAGTTGGAACCGTATTGGCGTAATCATCAACATGATATCGTGCTTTGTACGGATCTTTAACACGATAGTAAGCCACTGCGTCAACTGTGGCGTTAAGCTGTTCCTTGGTGATGATCGACTGTTCAGGAATCTCTACTTTGTGCATATCCATAGGAATACGTTCCAGCCTTCCGATTCCAAAAGGCCAGATCGCTCTTAGACCTGGTTCAGCTGTGCGGGTGTATTTACCAAACATTTCAACCAGACCTTTTTGATTTGGACGAATAACTCGCAAAGACGATAGTAGAGTGATAGTTCCTATGGTGCCAGTCATAGGCAGAGTATCGTAAATAACCTGCATAGCGGTGGAGAATTTACGAACGAATCGTTTTGTAGTAATCATTTTAAGCTAAAAAGAGCTTGAAATTAAATTTTCATTTTTAGTAAATCGGTACGTGATTCCAGTTAAGGATGGAAAAGAGCTCCCGGCATACGTTGTCGTGAAAAGACTTTCTATCCACTGTTTTGAGAATCACGAAATCTTCTTTCTTACATGGATGCTTGTGACGCTGTAGAAGCTGATACAGAACATACTGTGTGGAGATAAAGTTAACTCGCTCAACCTTATGCTTGAAGTGTTTATCATACGTTTCCACCAACAGATCGAAATCGGTTAGAAGCTTATCTTCCAGATGTGAAATGTTATCCGGCTGCTTACCAGTAAGGTTATAATGTATTAGAATGACATTCTCATAGTGCTTAGAGTATTTTAACTCCTTGAGAAACATCAGTACGTGTTCCTTTGTGATTTTGGAAAAGCGAACCTCGCGCTCGGTACTTTTATTTCCCACCAGTAAGTGATGACGATCAAAAATGTCTTCTAGATCATCATAAACCTTCTGCTCGATCGTGCAGTTTTGCTTTCCTTGATACTGGTTAATACAGTCTCGAAAATGCACCTTACGGTCATAGGTATATTTGCTAGAAATATTAACACGGTCGATATCTCGGTATGATGACGTATACTGCATAATTTCTTGTTGTGCTCCGCAGTCGAGACAGATTTGCATATTTTCTTCGACGACAAAATTCTGTTTGTTAGGACAATTTTCACAGGTGTTTTTACTGTGTTTTAGTTCTGATTTCTGTTTAACATCAATGACGTGATACTTTTGCGCTACAGCCATGTAGGTAGCGATGAGCTCTTCGCATTCCTTGTGATTATGTTTGGGCTTTCCGACAAAGGATAATTTTATCGGTGTCTTGAGCATTTCCTTATACCGTTTGATAATCTCAGCGGTCTCAAAGATGTAAAAATTAAGTTCTCGATTACTCTCGATTTTTTGTATTGTTTTTCTCAGTTCAGATATATACTTTGATAAGTCCTTTTTAGCCTTAAAAGATAATCCTTCCGATTTCATCGTTCTTTCCAAATCACAAAGCCTTTCCTTATATCTAGGAAGGTTTTCATGCTCTTGGCCAAATTTTTGTCGAATCTTAGCATCAATGCTTAGAATGTCCATCTCGTTCTCCGACATCTTATATCAGAAAAAGAAAGAACTTTTAAGCTAAAAGCAACAAAAAAAATAATTTTATCTTGCATAGTATAAAATGACTACCCAATCTAACATCACCTCTGGCTTTATTGATCTGGCCACTTATGACGAAATGGAGAAATATATGTACGGTGGCAGTTCGGCTACCGCTTATTTCGTCCGCGAGACTCGTAAGGCTACTTGGTTTACCCAGGTTCCCGTCGTCCTTTCCCGTTCCAATGGCAATGCCGAGTTTGGAACCGATCACTCTGTAAGCATCTCTCGAGCAGGAGATTATCTTCTTCATGCATGGCTTCGTGTTAACTTCCCGTCGGTTACTCTTGATGCTGCCAATTCTGCCGGTGTCAACGGTCGTCTTCGTTGGACTCGTAACTTGATGCACAACTTGATCCAGGAGTGTTCGATCTCCTTTAACGATCTTGTTGCCGCTCGATTTGATAACTACCATCTCGATTTCTGGGCTGCTTTCACCGTTCCCGCTGGAAAGCGTAACGGTTACAGCAACATGATCGGTGATGTTCTTGATCTTACCAACGTTCACGCTGCAGGAGTTGCAAACGCCATTCCGGCTGCAACTTTGAACCTTCCTTTGCCCTTCTGGTTCGCTCGTGATTCTGGTGTCGCTCTTCCTACCGCTGCCCTTCCTTATAACGAGATGCGTATCAACTACACCTTCCGCGCTGCTAACGAGCTTTTGATTCTCGATAACATCGCCAATGCAGGTGCTGGTGTCGCTCCTTCGGCTGCTCCCGTAGCAACAGATCTTACCAACGGATTCCCTGTTCTCGGAACTGTTCAGACCTGGGCTAACTACGCTATTGTTTCGAATGACGAACGTAAGCGTATGGCCTGTGCTCCTCGTAACATTCTGATCGAACAGGCTCAGACTGCTCCTCTGCAGACCTTTGCTCCCGCTACCAACACCTCTCCTTCCTACGATCTTCGCTTTTCGCATGCGATTAAGGTGTTGTTCTTTGCTGTTCGCAATAGTACTATCGCTCCTCAGTGGTCCAACTATACCGCTGCATCATACTTCCCTGGTGCTGCCTCGGTTGATACCACTCCTTCCGGTGCAGTCGATCCTATCGTTACCACGTCTCTCACATATGAGAACACGGCTCGTATGTCTGCCATGGGTTCGGACTACTTCTCATTGATTCAACCTTGGTACCACGCTCCCTTCATCCCTATCGACACCGGTTACCACATGTACTCCTACTCTTTGGACTTTGTCTGCCTCGATCCTAAGGGTTCGACCAACTTTGGTAAGTTGACCAATGTTACTGTCAGCCCTGTTGCCTCTGTTGGTGCACAGACCGGCGCAGCTGGTACCGGTGCGGCTACTTCTGGTCAGGATTACGTTCAGACATACAGATTCATCACCACCACCGTTAATAACAACATTATCCGTGTGTCTGGAGGTGCGTTGGGCTTTCCAGTACTCTGAGCGCCACCTATTTCAAAAATCGAAGACAAAATTTTACGTTTCGAAAACGTAAAATTAAAATTGGATTTAAGGAAATAGAATTATAGCATCCCCACCGTATCACCTCTCAACTTTCCACAATCATATTGTCCCAAACCACCACTAACATCCGTGCAGTATTTTTCCTTCTTATCAACCTTGGATAGAATTATGCTGGAAAGGATTAGCACGCCAACGACTCCCATTAGAGTCAGTACTTGAACTGGATTCATTTCTTTTCAGCAACATTTTCTTCACTTTGGACTTACATTTCAAAATTGAAATATATGAACTACATTCATGTCAAAATTGACAATGACAATGCTAAAGGAACTCAGTTGTATGTTGAATAAGGATCTCAAGAGCACTCTTCAGATTTTGATCTCAATTCTGTTTCGAAACGCCTCCATTCACAGTATCACCTATCAAGGGAAAACGTATCGTGAATTACCCAACAGTTGGGTTCATCGAGAGAATGACTTCAATGAGGAGGAAAAGAATCTTGAGTGTACAGGAGTGAACTGGGATGATGATTGTGATGTGATGTATTCGACGGAGGCAGTCTATGCTTCGGAAATTGAGTTTACCTGGTCGTGGGATGATTTGGACGAACATCCTGACTATGAAAACATGACTCTTCAAGCGAAAGACTTTCTGCAACACTTGGAGGACAAAATGGACGAGGTTGTTTTTCCAGGCTTGATTCGATTGGAAAATGTGAGCGGAGAGAATGATGATCATCGAGGCTCGGATCACTGTCTGTTATCATTGCCCTTTGAATCGGTTGAACTTGAGAACCCAACCCTGAGAGAATTTTTGAAGGGACTGTTCCTCAACAAGTCTCACCATTTCGATAAATGGTACGAGATGTACATCGACAGTCGCATCATCGAACGACCAAACGGCATGTGGGTAGTCCAACTAGAGTTTGATCATGGGTCTTAATTGCAACTCATTTCTAATTGAAATTAAAATTAGAAACGAAAGTGAAATCGCCATGAACATCTTCTTTCTCCATCGCAACCTTCGAAAGTGCGTTCGGTACTATATCGATCAGCACACTTATAAGATGATTCTAGAAACGTGCCAACTTCTGTGCTGTGCAATCTGGATGACAACTCCCGAAAATCCTCCACCATACAAGAAAACACATTGGAATCATCCAGCTGCCATCTGGGCTAGAGCGAGCAAAGAGAATTGGCTTTGGCTTCAGAAACTCGGCCTTACTATTTGCAAGGAGTATACGTATCGTTACGATAAGATACACAAGACAGAAGCTATAATCGCATCTCTGAAATGTCCCAACCTTCCGGATAAGAAATTTACAGATCCACCGCAGATGATGCCGGATGAATATAAGCATGAGGATGTCATCACCGCTTACCGCAATTTTTACATCTTGGGCAAATCACACTTACACTTTCACAAGTCTCGTCACGCTTGGAAAAGACGAAAGATTCCCAGCTTCATTCTCAAGGCTTTTCCAAAGTATGCTAATATGTGAACACTATGAACAAATCTGTGTTTTTTCTAATATGACTACTGACAGCATAATCACCACGACCCATGTTCCCATTCCCACATATCTACTCCATTTTATACTCTCGTGAGCGTTGCCAGGGCAAAGTTTTCTTCCCAGGTTGAGGGTGCTACTCTGATCATGACCGTATACCCTTTCCTGACATCCAAGATGAACATAACCAAGAACAGTAAAAATTACCACACATGCGATCACCGCAGTTAAAATTCTGGAAGAACACCTATCTTTGTTGCGTTTATACAGAACGATGATCAACGCAACTCCTACCGTGATATCCTTAATGTGATCATATGCGTCTCCCAGCTTTGTGACTTGGTCATATTTACGAGCGTAATGGCCGTCCAAACAATCAAAGAAGTACGATAATAGGTAACAGACGCAAAAAACCCATATCTTGCCTTTCCACAAAGCCCAAACCGCTAGTAAGCCAAATAATAGCGAAATGGTAGTGATGCCGTTTGGAGTGAAACCCATACTTCTAAACAGGGGGCAACACGAATCGGCTAAACCGATCAGTATATTATCTAGAGGATTCTCGTATTCAGCGGGTATCTTCCTCATTTATACTTACGTACATATCTTCTTCTCCATCAAAATAACTGTGAGAATGAAAAAGATTGTCCATGTACCAGGTCCAAAATATCGCATCCAACGGATGTTTTTATCCACGTCACCCACACACATCTTTTGAAACAGCGTTAGAGAAGCTCCTTTACTGCGCTTCTTGTCCTGGCAACCGACAAAGATTCCCATCAACACCGTCAAGAGTAGAAAAACAACCGCTACAATGATCAAAACTGACGGGGAACACCTATCCTTGTAACGCATAAAGATGATAACCACCAAAATAAGCCCAACTACCCAATCCTTAATGTGGTCGTACCAATCTCCGAATTTACTCGTCATCTTATACTTTCGCGCGTACAATCCATCCATACAGTCAAAGAAGAATGAAATCATGTACAGAATGGCGAATAACCACACTTTTCCCTTCCACAGGAACCATGCTGATAGTAGACCAAAGATTAGAGATAATGTTGTGATGCCATTGGGTGTAAAATACATCTTCTTGAATAGAGGGGATAACCAGTCAGCGATATCGTTCAAAAAATTATCCACAGGGCATTCGTCTTTAGTCATTTATCTTCCGACAAGAAGATAAATCCTTATAGCAACTGTTTTAGCATCGAACTACAGTACTCATCGCTTTTACAGAACTGTATATTCCCATACACCAGTGGTACTATGATCCAAGCAAGAATAATGTCAACAGTATAGTGGTTATGAGTAGCAATGATCAGAAACTGACTTATAATGTTGTACAGAACCAGAGGTAAAACAGGGACAATTTTTCTGGTGTATAGGTAGATCGTTGCTAAAGCCGAGTAAGATGCATGGCCAGAAAAAATATACTCGGTTCCCGATCCGTTCAATCCTCCCATTCTGTACTTATCGTGGTAGTCTTTCAATGGAGGAAGAATTGTAGATACAGAACAGATAGATCGTAAAAACTGAATTATAGCCATGATCAAAAACACCTCATTCAGCGTATTAATATCTATCACTCCAGCCGTGCCCAAAGTTTGAATCAGAACCAGTACGTCGCTGAGATAAGGTGTATGAATGTACGAGATATTGCTGTGAATAATATCAACAACACGAACGCGATCGCCATGAATCAGATTTGCCACTGTAACGCAACACAATGAGGATAAGATGAACAAAAATAGACTTATCATTTGTTAAACGAAGCAAGAGTTTAAGATAGATTATTTCTGTTAATAAATGTCAACCTATCAAAATTATGCTGTGTTATCTGAGAAGAGTAAACCGCAAAAAGAGTTTCCTGCTGTCGGTGGTAAAAGTGTAAGGCTTATTCCTCCCAAATCCGGCTCTCTGGAGAAGTACGATGGCACTTTATCGTTCGTAGCTTCTGTTCGTCCTTCCGGCTGTAATTGCCCACAATGTCAACAACAGTTTATCGCGGGAGTGACCTAAATTTCAAAATTGAAAATTTAAAAAACTTGCATTTTTTCAGTATAAATTTAGGATGTATAACATTTTGCGTTAGCATTAGGCCTCTGATATACCCGAGCGGCGTTTTGTTTTAGCGATGTTCAAAAAAGGGTGTCCAGGGGCTCTTATAAACCACTAGCCGACATCGCACTCTATTTGGCGTGTCTAGACGTATTTAGATCATCGTAACCAAGCTTGAGAGTGTTCATGGTAGGTTCGTGACACTATATGCTTCCTTCCGACAAAAGGATGTATGTAGTGTTACGGTTACAGCTATACTTGTTAGAATGTTTATGCAAGTATAGTTCTACCACAGGTTGCTTTTGTCGGGAGCAGTCTGTCCTTCCTGCAAGGTGAAAATGGTTTATTTCCGAAAGGATATGTCGAAGAAAGGTACAATTTTTTACCACAAATGGTAACAAATTAACATTCCATACCTCCACCATAGTTAGCATTGTCATCATACTCTGCAAAATCATCATTCACAGAGCTAATACGCTTTTCCTCAATCTTTTCGATCAGCTCCATCTCCTTACGAATTTTAATCTCCTCGTCATGAGTTTTTACTCTCTCCAACTGTTCTTCCAGCTTGTCCATCCGATTATCCAAAACAAACTGAGATTGTCGTCCCAATTTAGCCTCACGAAGTTTAGCACGAAGTTTAGCTTTTAAATTCTCCACATTCTCCGTTTCTTCAGTCTTTCTTCCACGAGCGGCTCGTTTAGTCTTTCTCATTTATCATACCGAATCTTGTTTTAAAATAGTGATCCAATCCAATCTATCCAATATCATGCGTACTAATTCGCTAGTCTGAAATGTTATAATACCCAATCTAACTCCATTTTGTTCTAGCATACGTAGTATTTCAAACAGCGCTGTGACTCTTTCACGACCTCCAAAATGAGATTTGATAATATTCTGATCACTTTTGGCAAGCCAGCGCTTACGGAAGTTCGACTCTGTTATCGTGTGATTAAAATCTAGGAGAACCATGCTGACAGAATCTTTATCAAACTTCTTTTTCCTCAACAATACAAACAGATCTTCTGGAACGAGAGGCTTGCTGAGTAGCACTGTGTTAACTCCTGTCCATTTTTTGACCTCCATGACAACTTCAGGATTGTCATCGTAAAAATAGACAGTATTTGGGTTTAACTTGTACTTGTTTATCAGATATTGGATTCGATGACTTTTCAACTGTCCTTTTAACTTTGCAGAGATTTTTTGAGCTGGTTCGATCTTTGCTTCATTGCACATCTCCAGACGACCGGTAATGTTCGCTTGTAGAAGTAGCTTGTTGTAACTTTGCAGAACATGTACCGCTACTTCAGCATCGCCGACAGAATTAACCTTACAGAATATGGCCCAGATGTAGAACATTCTTCGAATGCCTTGTGGAATCAGCGCAAATGTCTCCGGGCTGGGCTCGCGACAAAACCTGCCGACAGTTTCCATTTATAATCAAAAATATTTCCTTTTATAAATGTCTAAAGTAAGCGTAACCACAGTGAAAGACATTGGCTGTTCATTTAAGGTCATTCGCAGTACAAGCAGTCATAAAGTAATCACCCTTTCCTTGTGGAAAAGTTCTCCCGGATATGTATTCAATCTGTCTAATACTATCTTGTGGTGGGGAAGAAATGCTAGGGCATTGTTTCCGGGATGGAATGTACGTATCTACATCGATTATTCCATTTTTCATTCAGTACCGGATGATATCGACTGGAATGTTGTATACGAACAGTTGAGCAAGCATAAAAACGTAGAAATATGGCTTTATTTCTGTGAATGGGGTCATAGCAAGGATTCCAAATGTGCTAGATGCCATGACGGTACGTTTGGTTCTGTTCTACGCTTTCATGCCTTTCAAGACCCAGATGTCGATATAGCTATATCTCGTAATGTTGAGTTGTTATCCAGTATCAAAGACGCGCGTATAGTTCACGATTGGTCTCGAAGTAAACGTAAGTATCATGTAATCTATGATGTTGGTGGCGGATACCCATGTGACTACAAAAATGAAGAGATGTGTAAGGAATTGGGGATGGACGGAGAGAATATGGTACTTGCTACGTTTGGAATGAAAAAGCCTAATCCTTACAAGGATATGTTTTATCTAATGAGGATGATTGTGATGGAATATGGCAAGATTTTACGTAAATATCCATATGGTACTGACGAAATCCTTCTAACTACCCTGTATAAGATAAAGATGACTGGAAAAAATACGTATATCACTCCTAGAGCGAGATTGAACCAGTTGTTTCCATTAGAAAATCCACATTACGAGCATGTTGCTCATTTGATATTTGACTTCTTTCGGGAGGACAAAACACCTCTAACAGGGGAAGTACGAGGGATGGTAAAACTCTTTGGTGATTATATGGACTTTAGTCCCTATCTAGTGAAACAATTACCACCTTTGATAGGTATAGTTGAAGACAAGGTGCCAGATGTTGCCGTTGCCTTACTAAAATATCTACGAAAGGAGTTGCGACCTAAGATAAATATTCGACAAGCAGAAAAAATTCGTCGCGAAATGATGCAGTGGAGTTTTGAGCTATTTCGGGATAATAAGCTAAACAAAGAGGTTCATTCTTGGGATGAACCAGACTATAACTTTATGGATCACGCAAAAAGCTCTCATGAAGCTGATACAATGACCTATGTAGCTATACTAACAGTAATATTCGAACTAATCGATTACCCAGGAATTACCCTCAAGATGAAGACGTATGATGTTCCAATAATGCCCAAGGAGCGAGAGATAACGGAAAAAGAGATTCAAAAGGCGATTGAACTCAAGAAACGTACATCGGTAATCAAGAAAACCGATGAGCAGTGGAGAGAACGGATCGTTGGTAATCTAAAACGTGATTACGAACGTGAAGTTGAAAATTACAACAAAAACAAAAAAATATTTGATCGGAATTTGAAAAACATATGGATACTGCAAGATGATGACTATCTATAAGGACTCTCCCACTGTAGGAGCCGGATTCAGATTATAGCCTTTTCCTTCTCGACAGGTGAGAAGTAAAAGAGTCACACCGCCATACTTAAACTTCAGTCCTCTGAGTATATTAGATAACTTAGACGCGTGCATGATGAAGGTGCTATCAACCCATGCTGTGTTTTCCAGATACGGTAATGCATTGGAAGCTTTTTCGGCGTTCAAAACCACGTTTCTACACTTTTTAAGAGGTTTCTCTGGCATGGTAAGATATTTGGCTGCTGTATTCACATCAGTAATGTATACGCGGTTATCTTTTTCCACACAGACAGCTGCTCGGACAGGTAGTCGAAACAACCCGTGGCGAAAATATTCGTCGGGGTGAAAATCGATCTCTTTAATCACGCTACCTGGCTCATAGACACAAAAGTGGTCTCGGAGAGAAGAGTAGCCCGACAAAACCTTCAGAAACGACTGGTAGTCTTTGGTGGCGCCAGGATCGGTAAAGATTTTACCCCAATTGTAACGATCAAATCGGGGGCAGATGTGAAGCAATTTTCCAGAGTAACAGAACATGATCACCCTACAGTTCTCAGGTATAACACAATCTTCTTTCGATTCATAACCATGCATGTTCATAGCGTAAAAGGTTTTGTTCATTTATTTTATACTTAATAGTATAAAATTAGTTAGACTTATTTTCAGAAGAGGAAACTGGGCGACGTGCTCCGGCAACATCGGCAGTGAGCTTCTTCTGACTATCCAACTCTTGGGCCATTCTCTTAATAGTCTCCTTTAGGTTTTGAACCTCTGTCTTGTATGACTCATTGGAAGCGTTAAGCGATGCAAGCTTGTTCTCGTTCTGCAACTCAAGAATCTTGAGCTGACGAGACATCTGTTCATCAACCTGTGATTTGACATCGGCACGACACTCTTCCTTGACCTTGGAACACTCCGCTTTCCACCTAGTAGCCTCCTGTTTATACTCCTCGAGTTCATCCGAAGAAACGATCACTCTACCCATTTCTTCGACGGTTTCGTTGAGAACTCGAAGCTTGTTATCACGTAGATTTTCTTTTAGTTTTCTCATCGCTTCGGCATTGGTTGCTTCCTGTTCTGATAGCTGTTCGTTGATATCGCAAACGGTATCCTTGAGAAGCTTAAGCTCCTCGACAGCATCCTCGAAGGTTTCCATCCTTTTGATGAGATCTTTCACTATTTTTACGACTTGGTTTTGTTCACGTAGTTTTTTTGCTCTTGTTGACATAATTGTTACTCCACAATTATGTGTTTTTAAACCTGATTTTAATTCTGTCCAGAAGGGATATGGGCTAAATCTATTAATTCTTATCGCGAATCTTTAGAATCCAGTCGATAACAAGCTTCTTATTGGACGAATCCAATCTAGCCATAAAGTAGAGCAAATTTTTACCCGAACTAATCCACTTCTCCCAAAAGTGTTCCGTGTTATTGGGCCACAACTTTGCACAGACAGATTGACAGAAATCATTCTGTGCATGCAGATATACATCAAAATACTTTAGAACCTCTCGTGAATTCATTTACGCGATCTTGATTGGGTTATGATTTTCATTTTGTAAATATCTCCGCCTTAACGTAATCGTTAACGATGCCTGGTATGTACTCTAGAATCTCCTTGCCGTAATCGTCAATCCAGGTTAGTAAAATATCTTTAATCTTGGTCTTAACGTATCTCTTGAACTTTTCCGATCCATCCACCATTCCATTGATGACATCTTCGTCATCACATTTACTCAGCGTTGTATTTAGATAATTCCTAATAACAGCATTATACTGTTCCTTATCAGAGATGCGTACAGCAAGGTGCTCATTTTCTGTAAACCCTTGCATAACGTTGACTAGACGTGCTAAATGACCTGTGCTACATTGTCCATGCATTTCACGAAGCTCTTCTAGAAGACGAAGCTCTAACTCATGGCGATGTTGGTGTTCCTGTATCCACAACCACAGAGCAAGGAGAACATCCTGAAGGCTGGTGTCGATTCCAAAAGTTCCTACATTCCGTTTGACGTATCCAAAGCTATCCTTAATCAATTCCTGCTTATTAGGATAGCGTCGTTGAAACTCTTCTCCAATCTGATCTAGACATTCATTTTTGTATTTTCCCCTTCGGCTATCATTAGCTTCTCTGCTGATTCTCGGATCCATCTTCAACTCGAGAACGTGACGAAACATGTTGTATAAAGTTCTTGAAGCTTGTAGTACACTCTGATTAACTTGGGTATTATGCACATTTTGGCTATCAGCATAGACTACTTTTTTGATCGGCTTTCCCAATATTTCTCTTCTTATTTCTTCTTCTACTTCTCCTTCTCCTTCTTCCTGATCGTTTTCCAAATCCCTTAGGCGGTCCAGAATCTTTCGGCGGTGATTGGGAGCAAACTCTATGATAATATCTGTTACCTCTCGCGCTAATGGGATCTTGCGTTCCCTTATAAAGTAATCAAATAACTCTAAAGCTTTAGCGACAAGATCATTCACGGTTAAAGCTCTTTCCTTGTGCCGAAATTGGAATAGAAAACGTAATGCAGTTGTTTTTAGGTCGTCACGATGCTTATAGTCTTCTGGAAATCGGTGGATATTAAGAGCGTGACTGAATCCTTGCTTCGAATACCACGATCGTAGTTGTAGTTCCATTTCTTAATCATTTAGAAAGATAAAATAATAAAACAAACTATGAATGGACTGATAATTATTCTGGGAATGACTGCGACAGGAAAGACAACTTTGGCGCAAAAATTCATCGACAAGACGGATGCATACACAATTATCACCTCTCATCGCCATGATTACGCCAACTTTAACCGGAATCGTATTTTTACTCTCGATCGACTCCCCGAGATAATGTCTCAACCTAGTGGGGGCACTATTGTTATCGAACTCGATGAAAAAATATGGATGGAAGGAGCGCGTAAATCTGTCAACAAAATCTCCTCTAATTTTCGAAGTCTTGGTTTCAAACGCTGTATTTTCACTATGAAATACCTGAAAGATTTTAGTTCAGGGTCGTGGCAAGATGTGGATCATCTATTTATTCTTAGATGCAAACAAGACACATTGAATCAACTTCGCATACCACAAACACTTTTTACACATGATTTGCCAGTTCATCTAACCCGTGACAAAAATCGTGACTGGACGATCGGTGACTTTGATGTCAAAACGACCTAAAAATTTCTTATGCATAAATAAATGCCTAAGAAAAGCGGTAAATATTCTTTGAACCCCAACAAGTTCCCTGCATACTCATTACCTAAGATTTATGGTTGGCACTTGATTCCAAAACAAGATCTTCGTGATACAGGTAAAATTTTCAAATATTTTGGAGCTAACTGGTGGGACCTTTTACTCGATGGAAAGCTTGACCTGAAAAAGGGAAGTGTTACCTTGAAGACCAAGGATGTACATGTCATGGTATTTATCAATGTCGGAACAGATGTTGTGCATATGACGAATGAGGAGATTGGAGACATTTATGCTGTCCAGCCAGGTAAGCGCTCTACCATTAATAATACCTTTGACAAGACGATCACATTCACATCTTCCAGTCCATCAAACGAGATGAATGTGACCAAAATTGGAAACATGTACATAATTCTTCTTCAGGTTGAGCAACTTCGTTCTGGAGAGTCCAAGATAAAACAGTCTGCTGTTTTTAGCGATTTTCTACTAATGTCAGGGGTTCCGGATAAGGATCAGTACCTGTCGACTCTCGGGATGGAACAGATGGCTGCAATCAGTTTTAATGACTGGGACTACGTCGATGACAGAGATGGCGAAGCAAAAAGTAACTGGGTTGAGCTTCTTCTCGAGCAGTGGGATCGTTGCAATCCATACAAGTCTGGTAAAGCCAAAGCACATATTCCTTTCAAAATTCACTGGATCTGGCTCAGCAGATATCATGACGGGAGAGAGTTCGGCAAGATACAATCTAAATTTTACAAGTTTATGGAAACGTGGATTCAACGCAACCCCAATTTTGAGATTAATATGTGGACTGATAATCCACAGTTTCATGTTCCCCCTAGATTTCAAGACATACTGCGTGTTCGTGGCCCTGATGATATCAAGAAAGCAGTGCATAAGCTTCCTCCCAAAGTTCAACGTAACATTACATATATGCTTCGTAACCATCCCAATGTGGGAGCACGATCTGACACTTTACGTCAGGTGATTCTATATACCGAGGGTGGTGTGTACGCCGATGTTAACGATGGAGCATGTCTGGCATCATTACAAAAGATGTGTGAAAAGTTTGACTTTATGATCGGTATGGAACCTGTTATGTATGTTAACAATGCCATCATAGCAGCTAAAAAAGGTCACATTATCAATAAAAGGTTCATCGCTTATTTGGCTACTAACGCTCATGATTTTGTTAACGAGTGGATCGAGGATTACATTGATGATCCCGATCAGGACTCAAAAGATGATTATATCGTATCGACAACAGGTCCGATCGCCATGAGTACAATCATACACGGTGTTCTTATGGATACAACTCTAAAACATTCTGTGATCTTTCCAAGTAGTTGGATCTATCCGAACTTTTGGATCAAGGAATCATCAGAAACATGGTTGAAACCGATCTCAATCACAGCCCACTACGATGCAAGAGATTACCTCGCTTAAAGATACTAACATACCCAAGAAATGAGTACAAGATCCGAATCATACCTTAGACATAAGTACGAACGTGCTAAAGAGGCCGCTACCACTTGGTACCAAAAATACCAAGATCTGCAAGAACAGATCGATGAGCTAAAGGAGGAAAATCGCGACTTAAAAAGGGAAAAAGAGGAACGTCCAGACGAAGATTTTACAGAAGAGTTAGAAGCTGAAAATAAGCAATTACGCCATGAGGTTCGTAAGCTCAGAAAGGATTTACATGACTGTAAGGATCGAGTAGCTAAGTTGGACCGCGAAAGACTTCTCTCAGACGGTAAGATTCAGCAACTAGAAGATGCCAAAAAAGATCTGAGAGAAAGATATAATGATCTTAAGCAAGATTTTCGAGAGAGCCAGAGATGGAATCGTAACACAGTTAGTCGAGCGGATTAGTTAGCTCCTTGGTTTTAGGTGGATGTTCAGGTGGGGCGTATATCGTATATAATCGTAGACCTCTTTTCCCAGCGATTATGTTATGCTTGGTTTTACTAGGAACCAATAGAGCATCACCATTTTTCAAGTTGTATCTCTTACCAGCTACAACTGCATATCCCTTTCCTCCCTCTACACGAATAAACTGGCTCGTTTTGGGATGAACCTCCATTCCAATCTCATCACGGGGACGAATTTTCATCAGAACAAGTTGCATCTCTTTGCTGGTAAACAAGACTCTGCGATAGTAACGGTTACGCAAAGTCTGTTTTTCAATGTTTCCCTTGTATGGTTTGGGCATTTATAAAATGAAAATAAATCTTGTATAAATAATCATTAAATGTCTGCTAAGAATAAATTACAGGAAATCTATCAGAAGCGACAACTTGCACTCCCTGTTTATGAAACTGTTCGTGTTAATGACCATTGGAGGTCGACGGTGACTCTGTGTGATAACAGAACGTTTGTCGGTGAAGAAGCAACGAAAAAGAGTGTAGCTGAAAGCAATGTCGCACAGATTGCTTTAAAAGCTATTCCTCAAGAGCGTGACGAGTCCCCTCAAGCCCTCTCTCAAATCCCCTTGAGAGAACTTTCTCGTCTCTGTCAAGATAGCAAAACAATAGTTCTCATCGATGTTGAGAATATTCCTCAAAGCCTGGAATCGTCGTTTCCTTCTGACGTAAAGGTTATTGGTGTTGTCGGACACTGTAGCTCAGTAGCTAAAAAATCCTTTCCATTTCATAAGTATGTAGTTCGTTCAGCGTTGCGAGACGCTGCCGATCATTCGCTCAGCTTTTTAGCCGGATTTCTAGCTAGCACATCAGGTGAAGAAACTAAGTTTATACTAGTATCACGAGATCACTTTGCAGAAATTACCGCTTTCAACCTTCGTTCTCAAGGCTTTCAGGCTCATCATGTAACAGGTATGTTTGATAACATTTTCTAAGCTTAAAATAAATGCCTAGAAAATTTTCTTCTCTTGCAGCCAAGTATTTTGACCCTGATCATGTCGAAAAAGTAGCCAAATCTCTTCTCGAACAGCAAACGTTCCGTCAAAAGGTGATGAAAAATAGTAAAACGACATTCGCTATGCGTAGTCGCCTGAGAAGTCTCATAGATATTTTGTCATCGGCTGTTACTACGTACGCTAATCTAGAATCGTTTATGGATGTGGTGGATTTAGGCTATCGTTTTGGCTATGACAGACTGAATCCAATGATGGTGGTATTTAACGCGCTTATGTTTGGTTTCGTTCTATTTAATGACTGGCAATTTTACCTTTCGACTCCGTTGGGAATGGATATGTTGTATAATCTAGCCAACGATCCAGCAAGACGCCAAGATTTTATGAATATGATTGCACACGCTTCTATCCTTGGAGTTAGCCCCACAGATATTCTTGCCGGCATACCGCAGGCTGGTATCGTAATCATGGATGACGATAGTTATTTAGCGATGGCAGCCAACTTTGGAGTAAAGCGTGCGGTATACGAGGTTTTATCTCGTCTTTAATTTTGTACAACATTGTTGGTACCAATTACCGGATGCGAAAAAGATACACTTCGGATCGCAATTGTCATTAGTCACCTTGTACGTTAGGTAGATGGAAATACCGAGAAGAACAGTCAGGTAAACACATACATGTTCTTTAACCGTCCACCCATTGTACCAGCCGTGCCGAGCATGAAGCCACAGCGTAGCGCCGAGAGGAAATGTAAAAATAAATGAAAAAATGAATGGATACAATAGAATCATCTGCCCAAAGCTGATTTCATGTTTACGTTTTCAATTTGGAAATAAAATTGAAAATTTAAAAGTATGTTCCTTTTTGTATAGATATGAGCAAGTTTGCAAAAGCTATGAATGCTAGTGCGTTGACATGGAATGGCGCGTTGTCATATGCTTCTCCCGATCCGTCGGGAAATATTAACGGTCGTGTGGCTCTCTTTTTTAAGGGAGCTAGAGGACTCAATGTTCCTCGTTTGTATGAATATCTTCGAGAATGTGTTCGAGAATCGATTGTGGACACGTTTCTTCTCGCATTTCATCTCCGAGATTGCCGAGGTGGAAAGGGTGAGCGTGAACTGGGTCGTCGGGCTCTGGTGTGGCTCTTCATCAATCGTCCGGTCGAGTTTCGCAAGGTGTTGCATCTTCTATCGGAATACGGTCGATGGGATGACCTGTTGCAGTTTTTCCCAGGAGTCCTGGATCTAACAGATCTGGATAAGGTTCGCTCCAACTATTCGGCCGATGTTCCCAGCCAAGATCATTTGGCCAACCTGAAGGTGTTACAGCAAGAAGTAGTTGATTTGGTAGCCTCACAACTGAGTTCAGATGTGGCTAATATGACTGACGGAAAGCCGGTTAGTTTGTGTGCCAAATGGACACCCACTGAACGCGATTCTCTCGATCGCAAGTTTGGAGTGTTCAAGACTCTTGCCCGTGCGTTACATACAAGTCCACGTAACCTTCGCCAAATGTATAACACGCCTCTTCGTGAGTACTTGCGTGTTGTAGAAGGATTTATGTGCAGTGGACGGTGGGATACGATTGATTACAACAAGGTGCCGTCGCAGTGCATGCGTAGACTAAAGAAGTCGTTCGAGAAGCACGATTCTGAACGATTTGCTGCCTGGCGTGCGGAGCTTCAACATCCTGAGACCAGTGCTAAAGTGAATGCAGGGGCAATGCATCCTCATGAACTCATTCGCGAAGTACGAACGAAAAACTTTGCCGATCCTGTTACCGAAGCTCAATACAATGTGATTCGCGATCAGGTTCGCCAGGCCGGCTCCTTGAAGGATTGTGTTGCAGTGGTTGATACCAGTAGTAGTATGGAGTGTATGAACTCTGTTCCTCTCGATGTTGCTGTCACGATGGGACTTCTTATCAGTGATGCTGTACAGGGAGACTTTCATGGCCACGTCATCACTTTTAATAATGTTCCAAAGTTTACTGTCGTACCTGACGGGGGTCTGTACGACCGTTGGAGCACTATTCGTCGCATGGAATGGGGTGGAAGCACCAACCTGGAAGGAACTTTTAATCTTATTTTGCAACGAGGAAAGGAGTGTAAACTGACCGATGAGGATATGCCAAAAAGACTTTTCATCATTTCGGATATGCAGTTTAACCATGTTGAGGGATACGGCAATGTGACCAATATGGAGCGTATTAACGAAATGTATCAGAAAGAGGGCTATACACGACCGCAGATTGTGTTCTGGAACGTCAACGGTAGTAGCACAGATTTTCCGGTCACGGTGGATGAAAACGGAACTGCGATGATCTCAGGGTTCTCACCTTCGATTCTCAAGTCATTACTGAGTGGTGACGAGTTTTCCACTGAATCTGTGTTGCGGAAAGCTTTGGACGATAGCCGTTACGATAAGGTTCGCGAGGCCCTTGGAGGATTTGAGTTGCTGTGATGAAAAGTTTATATGCAAATACACATATAAACTTACATAACCAGTTCCACTGTATAGATTTTGCACTCATCGTCACATTTGGCTTCAAGTTGTAAAACGGCCATTTCTTCCGGAAGAGGACATATCGTTTCCCATTCATAGACAACCAGGTTCGACTCAGGAATCTCAACATTGGCCAATACTTCATTATTGTTGGAGAGATTTACCAGTTGAAATTGACAGTTAGAATTAAATTTTCCGGTTATAACAATCGTATATAATGTATAGTTTGCTCCGTTATAGGGAAAGAGCAGTACCGAGTTGAACGTAGGGCTATTAATAATCCGATCGATGTTACACAGAATAGATTTTCTATACATCACATTTCCCTTATCACCCTTCTCTCCCTTATCACCCTTTTCTCCCTTGTCACCTTGCTCTCCCTTGTCGCCTTTCTCTCCTATAGGACCGCGTCGTTTAGACATAATCTCGTTTTGAAGCTTTTCGGTCTGTTCTTCCGTCATGTACAAGTGTTTGGGAACATACTCAGTTACAACTTTTTGAAGCGACTCGGTGATATGTCCCTCTACAGAAGTTTGTACAGCATTTTTGATGGAGTTTTGAATAGTATCATGGATAGAATCAGTGATAAAGTCTTGTATGGTCTTATCGAGAACCAATTTGTCCGCTACCTGATCTGATTGTACTCGTTCCTTTTGAAGAAGGGATGCGAGTTCTGAAACGCTTACTCGCTCTTCCTTAAATTTATGTGGATCGACAGGGCGAGGCGGTTGGATCGCAGTGTTAAATCTCATTTGGAAACTCATGTTTTGTAGTACTGAGTTATGTTTTAAGCCTATTTAAAACTAAGGTAAGCTTTTCATAAAATGTCAAGTGAAACGGGAGAAAAGAAATTCTGGGAAAACAAACAGATGATTCACATTGCTTCTGAAGTTGTTGTTCTGCTTGGATTGACCTTTTATTTTTCTTCAAAGAACAAGAAGCTTCTTGGACATATCGAGGAACTATCTCAACGTTTAGAAGAGCAGGAAGATCGTATTCAAAAGATTGAGACCGCTGTTCAACAGTTGGGGCACAATCTTAATAACCTTCCTCTTAAAGAGATCGCTGAAAAGTTTGAAGGGCACGAAAAGCGCATGATGGGTATCGAGAATCTATTCTCTTCTATGAGACCACAGCGACCCGTGCAACAGCGATCTGTGCAACACCGACGACCGGCACAGCGACAACAGCGACGACCGGCACAGCGACGTGAACCGGTTAAAAAGCTTGAGGAACAATCTCCACCATCAGATATGTATTATCAACAGCCACCATCGCCTCCTCCACCGCAACAACCGGCGCAACAACAACCGGTGGCGCAACAACGTACTGTTATTCCGATCGAAGAAGTGGAGGAGGAAGAAGAGTATGATGACAGCGATCTCGATGAAGAGATTCAAGAAGAATTGGAAGAATTAGAGGAAGATTACAACTTAAAAAAACAGAGCTAAGAGATAAATGTCTTACGCCGACACAGTTAGAAGCGCTGACATACAAAACACGCCAGATTCCGAACAACAAGACGACGAACATGATGATTCCTCGCCCACAAACTATTCTCGGAAACTTGTTACCAACTATGTTCCTCCAAGAGAAAACGATAGTGATGATATCTGGGAATATTCTTATTTCAGAGAATTGATCCAGCTACGAAACATATTTATCGAAGGAGTGGAAAAAATCCGGCCTGATCTATTAGAATATTTACATTCTCCACAATTCTTTCTCACATTTTGTAGAATGGTTAGAAAAGGTTCGTCTGGATATATTCATCGATATCTGGAAGACCTGACTGACGAGGAACGCGATGACTATCTTCATTACGTGTTTAAAAGGAACGAGGATAGTATAAATGGGAAGACGAACTAGAAATAAGGCTCATAAAGAAAAAATCGAGGAAGAGGATGAATATGAGTTTGATGAAGAGTTTTTCGAGCGAGACAAGGATGAAGTCGAATATGAAGAGTTCGAGATAATACACGACACATATAGGCGACTACTCGAGCATAACAGAATAAATGGCAACCCTCTATGTGAATATCTGGACATTGAAATGTTTCAAAACTTTTTCCATGAAACTCTGATATGTTAATTATACTATTTCTAGTATAATTAATCTAAGCACTGGTGAGTCCAAGACATTTCAGTACTGTATTTTGCACTTGAGAAAATTCCTCGATCTGACCTTTACGACCGGCCATGACATCAGATAAAGCCCGTTCAACATCTGCAACGTCGATCTTTTCCTGTTTACGACGTTCTGCAATCTCTTCTCCACTACCTGATTCCTCTTCCTCGCTTGATTCCTCGCTCGATTCCTTCTTGGGGACCATCTTCTCTTCCTCACTTGATTCCTCACTCGATTCTTCCTTCTTTGGTTTAACTAGCTCCTTGAGGGGAACTTCTTCCTCACTCGATTCCTCACTCGATTCTTCCTTCTTGAGGGGGATCTTCTCTTCCTCACTCGATTCTTCACTTGATTCTTCTTTCTTCTTTGGTTTAACTAGTTTCTTGAGGGGGATTTCTTCCTCACTCGATTCCTCGCTCGATTCTTCCTTTAGGGGGATCTTCTCTTCTTCACTCGATTCCTCACTCGATTCTTCCTTTGGCTTACGACGTTTCCTCTTAGAAGGCCATGCTTTTTCGCTTCGTAGCGCATCGTATCGCTGTCGAATATCTAGATCTGACCAATCTTTAAAGGTTGAAGGTGAGCGCCCGGTCCAGGCCGCCAGTGCTTCTACTATATCTTCGCGATCCGGAGGTGATAACTTTGCTCCAGGTTCCGATTCTATCTGTTGTCTGATCAAAGAAGCACGCTTTCGTAGCTCTCCTACAGAAAGATCGCTAAACTTGCTCTCGTCGGCATGAGTTTCAGCAACCAATTTGCGAATTAGTCTTTTCTTTGCCTTTTTCTCGTGGATCTGAAAACCGTCGATGAAGTCTTCGAGTTGTTTATTGGACATACGCTTGAAATCGCCCTTTTCTCTTCCGCTGACATTCATTGCTCTCTTGAGAAGAGAAGATCTCTTAAAACCCTCTTCTGAAAACGGATCGGGCTCCTTATATCTGCTGAGACCTAGCTTCTTTCGTAAAGCGTGAATAGCGTCCTTTCCACCGATAATTTGCTGACCCTTATAATCTAGACGGTGTACACTCTTGGATGCAACTCCCGAACCGATACAGATTCCTGGACTGGTAGAGATATCACATGACAATCCTGAAGCACATTTATAGTTAGTTTTTGGAGTACATGTCTGACGATGTTTACCTAGTTCCCGAATTAGTTCAGATGCCTCTTCTGGACTCTGTACAGACGATGAGTCTTCTATTCCCTGTTGCTTTAGTATTTCCTGTAATTCTTCCAGACGTTTATCCACGAGTTCATCATACGAGGCAGACTTGGATTTAGACTTGGATTTAGACTTGGACTTGGTTTTAGGTTCAGGCTTAGTCTCGGGTTCGGATTCAGGCTCGGGTTCGGACTCAGGCTCGGGTTCGGATTCAGGTTCGGGTTCGGGTTGTTTACGTTTTGACTTATGCTTGTGCTTACGTCTGGACTTGGAATGAGAAACAGTCTCTTTGGGCTTTTTGCCACTCTTTTCAGCTGCAGCTATCGCGATTGCTAGATTGTGCTTACTCATATTTGTGTATCCGACTAGACCAAGACTACGTGCAAAGCTGTGAAGATCTTGTTCTTTAGTTTTAGACTTGGCGGTATACTTCATCAGTTCAGAATAACGGGAACGAAGCTTGGGAGGTACGTCAGATTCGTCAGCCTTTTTAGGAGTAGATCTGGATACTTTGGGTACATCAAAATCGAGAACTTTAGCCAGCTTGTCACAGACTTGCTTTCTGTTCGTGTATTCGATGCCGTGTTTGTTGGCAAGTCTTTTGATGTCTACTAGAGAATACATTTCGAGATTCTTTTTACACTCGTTTTTAGAACGAGGAACTTTGAGCTTAGTAGGAGTAACTGGTTTTTCCTCCTCAGACTCAGAACTTTCGAGATCAGCAGGACCTTTTTTCTGTGCTGTACGGATCATTTTCCGATAGAACATCAAAGGATCTTTCTGTTTAGATGCGGTTGTCTTAACAGTCCCGTAATCGATCGGATATCCGGCAGCCTGTAGAATCTTAACGTGCCGTTTCAGTTCTTTTTCCGACAATTCTCTCAGTTGTTCTTTTGATAGTTTTTGAACCATTTTTTATTTACCACCTTTTTTTAAAATACACAATTAAATTTACCTTGTTTGTAGAATTACTAAAATTCTACAAGTTATGTTTATACGCTGATGACCTTGGCCTTATCATAGTCTGTTATCTTGTCTCTAGGTTTACCTTTCTGGTTTCCCACAAGGCGGGTTCCATTTTTCGATCTCAGATCGAAATTGGTATGAATATGACCGCAGACCCATGTGTGCACGCGTTTTGAATCGAGCAGGTGATCGAGATGACTGGCATATAGCGACTTAAATCGGTCGGTGGCCTTCTTGTTCTTGAGGAGAGAGTAACTCGGTACATGATGAGTAACAACAAGTAGCTTAAGGTTGTTTGCATTACAGTACCGTATCATCTTCTCGATATACTTAACGTCCTGTCTGTGAATCTCATTATAATACTGTGTATTCATACCCTTCACGCGAACGATGTAGGACGGAATATTTACCAAAGCCTGCGACCACAGAGTACAGCCGATGACACATACATCGTCAAAGATTACAGACGTGCGGTTCAACACATATAAGTTCGGTATCGACTGCTGTATACTGTTCATTTTGTTCATCAATTCTGACATTGTTATGTCGGGATGATTTTTAACGCGGTAGTACTCATGATTTCCCATAATGTACAATACGTACTGGAAGTGTTGACACAAATCGGTCAGAAACGCCTTTAGCTGTTCATATTTATGAATACGACCGATATCTCCTGCTAGAATCAATATTTCGGCCGATGGAGTAATTAAGGAAAGTGCAGGAGGAATTTCATTTCCGATCTCGATATGAAGATCAGATGCAATTTGGAACTTGACCATCTCGATTTTTATTCAATTATCAGTTTAAATTTCATTTTTAATTCGTTGTGGGAGCCGGCTGTTGAACCGGTTCATCCGTAGCATCTGGAATATCATCAACGTTGGTGGTAGGTCCTCTCATACGTCTTTTTGGACGTTGTGGTGCAGCTGTGTTAGTGTTAGCCGTGTTCATGTTATTTATTACGCTCAACAAATCTGCCCCAGTCTTTCTCATGATCATTTTGCCAACGATGAAGAATCCAGCGTTCATGATGACTAAAAACAATAGACGTAACTCAACAGGCCATTTGCTACCAGAGGGAACATACGATTTCTCTCCTAACTCTATCAGCAATTTTTCATAGCTATGCATGCTGAGAATCTGTTGCTTGGTGAAACCCTGCATGTCGAATCCGAGAAAACTACCGAATACAAACTCTACTAGCATGAAAGATCCGATTAGGTACGTTTTATAACTCTCCACAGTAGAATCCAAGGACAACCGACGAACGGTGATGTCGTAAGTCTTTTGCATTGTACGATAATCCGAATGTATTGTGAAATCTTGAATAGTGTTGGCCGCGGTTGGATATGATTTTTTGAGTAGATCGAATTTGAAGATTAATTCACGTTTTTTATCCTCCTCTTCCTGTTCACTCATCGTGACGTGGTTGATATCGCGCAGTTCCGCTTTGCCTTGATACTGTCCCTTAGCCTCTAATTCTGCCAACGTAGGAGGGGCACCCTTAACTTTTTCTCCAGGAAATTCGCTAGGTTTTTTCTCTCGGTCCTGCTTGAACTTATCATAATGTGTATATCTAGCCGAGCGACTTTCAAATGAACGGTGAGCTCTACTGTATTTATCGGGTTGGGAATGAGAACGTGAACTTTCGTCATCCGTTTCTCCTAAAAGCTCCTTAAGACGCACAGATAGATCATCGGAATCTTCACTATTGGATCGATGTTTTCCAATCACTGAATCAGCGGACTCTCTAGACTCAACGGATTCCCTAGAGTCCCTAGACTCCCTAGACTCAACGGATTCCCTAGATTCAACAGATTCCCTAGATTCAACAGATTCCCTAGATTCCCTAGACTCTTTCGTGCCAACAGACTCTTTAGATCCTCGCGAGCCGACGGACGATCGGCTATCGATCTTATCGTCATCTGTAGTATAACGTTCTTTGATCTCAGCATCATCTTTGTGACGTCGTTCCTCCTGTCGTTCCTCCTCATGTCGTTCCTCGCGTCGTCGTTCCTCCTCGTGTCGTCCCTCATATCGTTCTTCACGTTTTTCCTCATATTCTTGACCCATGTGCGGAACATATTCTTTATTGATCAAATCCTGTTTGATTTTGGCTTTATTTTCCAAGAGTTCCAAATAAAGCCGAGGCATGTTAGGAAATGCGATCGGATAATCTGGAAGCCTTTCCCTTTCTGATAAAGGAACCTTAATCACTCTTATTTCCCTATTAGGTGGCATTTATTGATTATGTATTATGCACTTTAAATACATAAATCATGTTGTCTTTATACTTAAGTTAGGGATAATATACTTTGAGCCAGTCTTATAATATACATTAGGTGATTGCGTGCCCATATCCATTACCATGCTATCTCCCGAGTCAAGCTCTTGAGGAAGATTAGAATCAGGAACAGGACCGATGTAGAAAGTACCAGGACCCTTATTTAGAATCGTAATCTTGTTGTGTTGCCATAAAGGTCCACCACCCGAACATGTTATGTATCCAGCTTGGACCATATCGCTATCCCCGATCGATTGACGAAGTCGGAGAGAAGAGTTTGGGGTAAAGGGTACAAAGTTACACGTACCGCTTTTGGACAAATATTTGTACAAACGATACCCCCCGTACGCTATACCTACTAAAACGCCAAGAATTACTAGAATCCAGATAAGAACGACCCACCAAGGAGAATTCATTTATTAATGCTACTTTCAAAAATTACCGAGATTTTTTAGTCCATGAGCATCCAAGTTTTTTACCGAGTCTATTAGCCTTAGAAATAACATCTCCATACTTCCATTCAGCAGCACGTGTTCTAGCCGCGCGAATGCCTCCGCAGTTGTATTTTCCATTCGTATCACATACAGGGAACATAGGGCGATAATTATTGCGAGAAGTTCCTCTCGGCTTGAGGAAACAGCGTGAACCATATTTTCCGAGCATTCTTCGTCGTGAACTGGTTCTTCTGGGAGCCTTGCTTCTCCAGTTACCATAAGGACTCTTTCGCATCGAAAAAGATGCTGATGATCTACGAGACCTACGGGATCGGGAGGATCTACGAGACCTACGTCTGGATGAGGATTTACGGGATCTACGTCTGGATGAGGATCTACGGGATCGAGAGGATCTACGGGATCTACGTCTGGATGAGGATCCACGTCTGCTCCGTTTTGGAGAGCTCATTTTCCTTCTCATCCATTCTTTATCTTTTTGTCCAGTGCGTGCTAACTCCTTATGTCTATTCTTGTTCCACACATACAGAGCGTTAATTTTAGCGAACGTTTTCTTGTAGCCGTATTTCTTTACTGCTTTACGAATTGCCATTTGTCTTTGAGACTTGGTGGCATGAAGACTGTAACCAAGCTTTGTTAAGCTTCCAGGGGATGAGACTTGGATCCTCACCCGTGATTTTTTCGGTGATCGTCTTGTCATTTTCTAAATGTCAAGATTTTTTATGATAGCCAAACATGATTTAATGCATCCTTTGTACTGTACCTAAACTTTACCTCTCGTTCTAGAAGGCAAGATAAGAAATCCACAAACTGTTCACTCCATTTAGTAGAAAACACGAGTTTTCCATGCAGTATCTGGCGAGAGTTATGATATGGAGTGTCGTGCCGAGCGAGATAATAACATAGAATTCCCGTGCCCCAGATGTCAGTTTTTTCTGTTACTGGATTTCCGGTTACCTGCTCAGGACTACAATAGTCATCAGTCTGCTTTCCTTCGAAATCAATGAGAGTAACATTTTTCGTGTGACTATCATAGATAACATTCTCAGGTTTAATATCCTTGTGTATAACGCCTTTTCTGTGAATCTGGTGTAAGATTGTAAGAAGTTTACGTGCTATGTTCCTTATTTCTGCCTCCGTCATTCTTCCGTTTTTACGAACATATTCATACAAGTCTACCCCAGACGCTTTGGATAGAATGATGTAGTTTAATTTGGGTGAAAGACCTACAGCAAGTATTTTTGGCACGCCACAAACCTTTTTGAGCGTATTAAGATACGTGATCTCTCTTTGTGCATACTTATTTTCTGGATGAATCTTAATCAGCCAATCCAATTTTCGCCCACGTACCGTAATGGTATAAATACGGTCGAAAAGTTCGGTGAGTGACCAGTCTTCATTCAGAAACAGTTCATTCACGTTTATGGCGTCCTTATTGATGAAAATGATGACGCTATTGCTGTCGGACATTACTATTACTAGTTTCAAAGTGATTTTTTAAGCGAATTCAAATTTATTTCAAAAAGTTAAATGGAAGTATATATCAAGCTATTTACTCAACGCGGAAAACCAAAACGTAGCAGTACTGATAAATATGGAATTTCTTCTTGGTTTCCAGCACCGATGAGTAAAGCCTTCTTTAGCAATTATGGTACACACATTCGCGAAACAGATTGGATCATAGGTCCCCTGTACGAAGAAGGAGATTTTCAGATCGGTGTGACAGGGACATTAGAAACACACGAAAACTACCGAGAAGCGATGGCTCGAGAGCTTGGCGAAGAGGTAGGAATTTTACCGCAACCTACAGGTACGATACATGACGATTTGAACCAGTTTATCGAAATAGGTGCCGGAAAGACTAAATATGGATCGAGACTAAAGGTGTATCGACTATACATAAAGGACGCCATGCTAGTACCTAAATACCAGCATCTGACCGACCTCAGCGTGAATCACGACGATAAAACTCGTAAATCAGGCTGTTTTGTATATGGAGCGAAAAAAGATATCCTTGCCTTAATGAGTAACGAGCTTTATCACTATAAGTCTCCAGATGAAATTGTAGGTGTAGCCGCCATACAGGCACGTAGCGTGTATAATTTTATGACGACCAACCCCAAGGATTAGCATTTCGATTACCACCACCCCATGCATTCCAAAAACTATTAACATCAGATTCCTGAAATACATAGGTCATACTATTGCGGTCTGAGAGAAGTCCTGCTTGCTCAGCCACTCTTTGAAGATTAGCGTTCATCAGTTTTCGTTCCCAGAAGAGAGTAAAAGTTGTTCGGGACGGTGAAGTATCAGAAATCCGAATAGTCTCAGATAGGTAATCCTTCAGCATTTTCCAATACGTGAGTTGGTCTACACCGTTCGTGAACTGATATTTTCCGACTTTAACATTAGTTCCGTTACAATAGAGCTGAATGTAACCAATACAATTTACGAGGCGAAAGTTTACGCTTTCTGGTGTGGTATATTCTTGTATACGTGCATCGTTCTGTAGCGGTTCTCTGTAGATCATGATAACTTTATCACCTGGTCTACGAACATGCCACACTCGTTTGTCATCGTTAAAGGCAGTGCCCATATTTTTAGCCATGGTCACTGCCGTAGGAATAACGTCTTCTCTATCGATCAGGAGAAAATTTTTGTACGTTTTGACCATTCTTTATCTCTTAAAACAATCGTTTAAAAGGTTTCATTTGTGAATAAAAAATGTCGTGTCATACGGTTATCAAAATGGTACACTGGTTAATGGAAGCTGATGAAAAGACGGCAAAAGACTTGGATGAGTTGCACGCGCTTTCGTTACGAGATAGAAAGAAAGATTCACGTGTGGAAAGGTATGTGGACGAAATGTACAACAAGTGGGTCCATAGCAAAAATCGAATCACCTGTCTCGCTATTTTGGGATGGCAAAAGTGGGAGGCGGTCGATATGCTTTGTGAGATGATAGAGAAACTTCCTGAACTGCGTAAACAGTATGAGAATGAAATCAAAACACACGGTGGCAAACCCATTTTACGTGATGAGGATGTGGAAAAATATGAGAGCGAAGCGCGCAAGCAGTTTCTGTAAAATGAAAAATCATTTTCAGTTCGGTTGATAAGAAATGGAAATGCAAAAAGACTTTGAATCTCTCCTTCAAATCTTGGAGGAGAAAACAGGCAAACTTTACACACTATCTTTGCACGAGGTAGGCACTCCGAACGACAAGGATATAGTTTTTGGAAAACTGTCTGAGCGAACGTGTAAGTGGAAAATTGTCATGAATAGACAGCGAAAAAAGTTTGGGTTAAGCTCTGATATGGTCGATATGGATGAAGACTTGATGCTCTTGAATGGAGTTTATAACAGTTACGATGAGATGAATCTTGCTATCACTAGGCTACGATTGGATAATGCAGTGGAATTGTATCGTTTAGGTAAGGGAGGAAGCCTTGCATCATACAAAGAGATTCCTACACCGGAAGGTAAGATCATGTGGGAATTAACGTGTGGAGCATGTGGAAAAACGATGAAGAAGTCTGAATATATACGTAACATGTGTCAAACACGTGACTGTTACAGGAGAAACGCTATTCCTACCGCCCCGGGCGCGATATCATGCAACAACTTTGAGTACTTGGTACCACCTACTATTCTCGATGGTGTTCATGCTGGAGATGGAGAAATCTATCACCGTGGTCCAGGGAGTATCGCCATTATCACCACACTAGGGAAAATTGTAAAATGTTGAGAATGATAAATGTCTATTCCCGGACTGGATAAGGTTATACAAAAACTGAATCAAATCGCTGACGAACTGGAAAATATAAATAAGAGGGCTAACGAGGTTTTGAACACTACAGACACCACTCTAGCTAAGGCTAACCAGGTTTTGGATAAGGCTAATAACATTGTTGATCATACCAGCTCAATTGTGGATCTAGTTAAAATAGTCGTTATCCTGCTCATAGCTGTCATTGTAATGGGTTTTCTCATCTTTCTGGGTATCAAGGGATACACAACAAAGCTAGCCATCGATAAGTATTACCATCCTCTTTCTACCGTTGAGCTAAAATGAGGCTTTAAAACAATCTGTCATTGATAAAATGTCAGATTTAATCGAATACATCTATTCCTCTACTATTTATCTACTTACGGAAAGTTACAATGCTTTTCGACGTTGTTTTCGAAAAAGTTACGAGGATTACTATGAAGAATATAACCGAGCATGCATGTATGGTACTGTGGACAAAGTTGAACGTCTATTGAAGAAGTGCGATCTTTTGAGTAAGGAAGCGGGACTATTGCTGGCTTCTGGCGGAGGGAATATATCGGTAACTGAATATCTGATCAAAAAGGGGGCAGTAAACCTTGACGAAGCTTTAGCCGAAGCATGCAAGAAAAACCGTTACTCCATAGCTGATCTCTTGGTTCGTAAGGGTGCGAGCACCACTGTCGGTCTTCGATACGCTACGTCCCTAAACATCATTAGAATGTTGTATCGTTGTGAGAATGGAGGTGGAAACATTATTTAAATGTTGCTAACTATTAAGCAATATGGACAAGAATGCAAACAGATTACAACTGTCTCTTGTCATGCCTGGATTTATCGGTGCGCAATATTTATTGCAAAGTCAAGATCGGTCAGAGACCCCTTATAAAGACCAGGCAGAACGGATTCTGAAGATGCAGACAGAGATAGAAGAACTTCAACAAAAGATTGGAACTCTCCAGACAGCGGTGGACGAGCTTAAGGCAGATGTTTGTCGCATCAGGTTAGCTGAATGGCAACACATTGATTTAAATTGAAATTAAGTTGGGTTTTAATTCTGAATCAGAAGATGGAAGAAATTAAAACTTATTATAAGGGACGATTAACCTCATCGGGATGGATGTTCAAAGGTCAAAGGGAGGGTGAATGGAAAGAATGGTATGAAGGTGGACAGTTACAGTCTCAGGGTCGTTATGTTCAAGGACGAAGAGAGGGGGAATGGAAAGGATGGTATGAAAGTGGGAACTTGGAATTTCAGGATTATTATGTACTAGGGAAAAAACATGGTGAGTCGAAAACGTGGTGGTCTTTCAATGGACAATTGTTGTCACAAGGTCATTATGTTTGGGGAAAAGAAGAGGGTGAATGGAAAAAATACATGAATGGACAATTGTTTTCTCAAGGTCATTATGTTCGGGGAAAATTAGAGGGTGAATACAAAGAATGGTATGGGAATGGACAATTATGGTCTCAAGGATATTATGTACAAGGAGAAATGGAGGGTGAATGGAAAGAATGGTATGGGAATGGACAATTACGGTCTCAAGGATGTTATGTACAAGGAGAAAGGGAGGGTGAACGGAAAGAATGGCTTGAGAATGGACAATTGCATGTTCAAGAATGGTATCTTCACGGGATTAAATTCACCTCCGAACAATACCAATCGATCCTAAAGTTACAAGCCTGGATCAAGAAGATAGTACCTATCATCCGTTTGCAAAGGTATCCTGGAGATTTGGTACAAACCCGGAAACAAAGGGGCATGGAAAGCTATGCAATCGTTCGAACGGGAAATTGAAAATTAAGTTGGGTTTTAATTTAATATAAATGGATGGCTTGATATACTCTTTAGAATGGATAGTGGGGGCGAATACATCTTTCAGAAAGCGAATCTGTGATACTCTATGGACTAGCGTAAACTTTGGAATGCACGCTACACAGTTTTTCATGGGTAGCCAACGGTCATTCGATCGGGCTAAAATCTCTTTTGAGGACATTAGAGAATGTAAAAAAATACTAAAACGCTGGCCGATGCACGTGTTCACACATTTTACTCTCACAGCTAATTTTGCTGGCTCAACAAAGCAGTTAGCATGGACAGATGATGAGGAACAGGATAGAAAAACTACCTATGTCATTAAGCAACTTCAATATGAAGCTAGTGTTATCAGTAACTTTGACGGCTTAAGTAACGGCGTAGTAATACATCCTGGTAGTTATCCAAATAAAAAGAAAGGTATGAAAGCTATCGCTAAAAGTCTGAGTAAAATCGAGTTTGGTGAAGGTGCTAAAGTCATACTAGAAAATTGCGCCGGCGAAGGCACTAAGATTCCCTCCACCCTAGAAGACATAGCTTACATTATTAGACATGTAGATGAGAATAAGAGAAAGCATATCGGTGTGTGTATTGATACCTGCCACTTGTTCGCTGTTGGCGACTATGATTTACGATTGGTAGATGAGATCGACAGGTTTTTCAGTGATTTTGATAGAATTGTCGGTTTGGAAAAGCTTACTCTTATTCATCTTAATGATAGTGTAACAGAAAAAGGATCACGTGTCGATTTGCACGAATGTATAGGAGCTGGACACATTTGGAAAGATAGTTTTGATTCTCTGATTCGGTTACTCGACACGTGCAAGCAGAAAGGAATTCCGGCCGTGCTGGAGACTCACGGACTTGATATGAAAACTTTGGCGGTACTCGAAAAAATTAAAAATGAAATTTCATGATTTATTGTGTGATTTGCAAATGTCTCTTTGCGAAGAAGCTGAACAATACATCAAAACTCATAAGAAGAACCTACAGCCTGCTACTCGGGCTAGGCTAGCCACATTTTCTCCCAAGGAACAGGTACAGTGGCTGGTTAACCCCATGGTTATGTTTTGCTTGTCAAAAGTGCAGGCAAGTATTTGGACTGATGTTTCACAAGGAGTGAAGACTGTTGAGGTAGTGAAAACTGCCAAGGTTGAGACAGAGACGCCACCCGATGAGTCCGATTCGGACCATGAGGACGACATGACATTCGGCCTGTTTGATTAAGATTATTGTATTCCTTCAGAAATACAATTATTCACAGAAAACAAGTTTGGCATATTTCCTAGCCACTAAAACGCCTTTTTCTCCTTCCGTTTTTTTGCCGTCCATCGCTCTGAGTATGTTTCTGGCGATTCTCTTGATCACCGTAACCGTTACACTGTTACCAGCTTGCTTGTATAGCTGTGTATCAGAACTATTTGTCGGTAGTTTAAAATCGTTAGGGAAACCTTGAAAATTGAAACATTCTCGAGGAGTTAGCTTTCTGATTCTTCCTGTATCGTCGAGAATAATGGGTACATTGTGTCCTCCACCACCCATATTGGCGGTTAAGGTCGGGCAAACTCCGGATTTGTTCTTGCGAACATAGTGCCTTCGAAACTGATAAACCACGTTTTCAGACGCCGTTTCAGTGATATTTTCCTGCAGAACAGGATAGATTTTGCTATCATCCGTATAATAGTATTTTCTTAAGACTGTGTTCTCTAAGCAGTCACTTATTCCTTTCACCAGTTCGATCTCTGCTGGAAAGCGGAATCTTTTCGCCTCCTTCTCGTTTAGAAATCCGACGATAAATATACGCTCGCGATTCTGAGGTATGTTACCATGCTTAGCACTGTTGAGAACCTTGTACCTAAATGTATATCCAAGATCGTTAAGAGTTTCAGATATAACCTGGAGAGTTCTGCCTTTATCGTGCCCCTTAAGATTCTTAACGTTTTCTAGAAATAATGCCTTTGGTCTCTTAGCGTCAAGTATTCTAGCAATATGTGTGAATAGGTTACCTCGATCGTCGTCGAATCCTTTTCGATGTCCAGCGATAGAGAAGGGTTGGCAAGGAAAGCCTCCCATAAACACGTCGAAAGCTGGAATATCCTGTGTATCTAGGTCAACAATGCTTACGCTGTTTACCTTTTGATCGGGAAAGTTTTTCTCATACGTCCGAATAGCGTATTTATCAATCTCGTTCGTAAAGGTACATTTATATCTTGTAGAAGCATTCTCAAAGCCGAGGCGAATCCCTCCTACACCAGCAAAAAAATCAGCTATGTTGACACTATTCATTTTTGTTTTCCTTTCTTCGGAAACAAAAATCATTTTTCAACCAAAAAGTAACCATTTTTTAGCAGTGCTTTTCAGTCTCACTTCCAAACGCTTTTTACTGCTGTATATCTTCGCCACACCAAATTCGCGAGGAATAATGCCATCGACAACGACCGATTTAGTCGCTTTAGAGCTAACAGCAGAAAGGATCAGGTTGGTTGCATCAAGCTCAAAGTACTGGAAGTACACATTATTTAGCTTGTAGATGATCCATAGGTGACCTAGTTTGGTAAGATTGTACTCTGTCATTACATCATCATATTTTTTGACCAAACCTTTCTGAAAACAGCGGATAATCTCGTTTGCTCTCTTCTCCTGAAATAGAACATCAAGGTTACTTCCGAAAGCTGAAAAATTCTGCAGTAAAGACGATTCCCCTGATAATCCACCTCCGACCATTTTAACAGACTTTAGGTCGATTCCAATCCTCTCATTCCCATCTTCTAGAATCATATCAATCGCTGAACTGCCACTTCCCACGTACGCTCCATCACTGTTCTCCGCAATCATTCGTCCGGAATTGATGTAATTCGGCGAAGCAAACTCGTGGATGCCATATTTTTTGTTCAGAGAATAATAATCAGAAAGATAGCTTCTAAACACTTTTAGACCTTTTCGAAGAGGAAAAGGAATTTTTTTCACCTTGTACAGACTGGCCATATTAATTTTGAACAGGCTGGGACTTCGTATATTCAATTTTGAATACATAGGCTTAACCCCACCTAAAATAAAAATGAATTTAAAAGTTACCCTCTTATCATAAGTAACTTACCTATGCAAACGCAATTCGAAAATAAATCGACCGATTCGGTCGAGTATGATTTTACCCGTGTTAACATTGAATCACAGGGTGATAAGGTCCGACTAGTTGACTCTGATGAGGATACTGGATTGGATCTGTTTTGTTATACGCGTTGTACAAATGATGATGATGACTTTCTCAAGCAGTGTCGAGGACTGGTTTTCAATAACGATAATCTTGTGTTGAAAGCATTCTCGTACACTCCGGAGTATGACCACACACAGATGGACATTTTGGAACAACTGTTGAGTAATTTCAGCAAATGGAGCTTCTACGATGCACATGAGGGAGCGCTGTTACGTCTGTTTCATTTTTCCGGTCGTTGGTTCCTATCTACTCACCGCAAGCTCAATGCTTTCCGCAGTAAATGGGCAACGCGCGACTCATTCGGCTCTCTGTTCAAGCGAGCACTGGAATCGGAGGAATCGACGAATGAAGAGTTCGCAAAACGTCTTCCGAATGGGGAAAACATTCTAGATCGTTTTCAAGCCACCCTGGACAAAGACAAACAGTATATGTTTCTTCTGTGTAACAACTCCTCCAATCGTATTGTTTGTCAACCTCCCAAACGTCCTACCGTGTACCATGTCGGCACCTTTTTGGCTGATGGCAGTCTAAGTATGGAGGTCGACTGCGGTGTTTCCTATCCTCAGAAACACTCTTTTCTCAACATCGACGAGCTACTCGATCATGTTGAGAAAAAGGTTGACCCAAGACTTCTACAGGGTATTGTCTGTTTTGGTCCTGATAACCGACAGGTCAAGATTCTTCACAAGGAATACCAGTTTCTATTTCGAGCGCGGGGAAATGAACCCAGCATTCCCTTTCGTTACCTGCAGGTGCGTATGGACAAGCGTCTAACAGACATGCTCTATTACCTGTACCCCGATTCTGCTGAAACGTTCGACAAGTATGAAAATATTCTCTACGAAATCGCACGCATGATTTTCAACGCTTACAAACAGCGTTTTATCAAAAAGAATTTCGTCACCGTTCCTCACGAAGAGTACAAGGTGGTGGAAATGTGTCACACTTGGCACCTTGCCGATCCCAAGAATAATCGTATCTCTCTTGAGCGGGTGATCTATTCTCTCAATAAGCAACCGCCGACTAATTTGAACAAGATGATCCGTAGGTACAAGATGGAACAGCAAAATGCCACTCAGCCCCGCACTCTGCAGAGTACCAATAGTCCTGCGCTAACCGGCCTTACGCCAGAAGTTTCTCCTGGACTGACTCCTCTCATTTTGAAAAAGGTTCCGGTGCTCAAGCTTCCTAAGTAAATACCACAATTACATTCGAAAGAATATAATTGAAAAATAGATTTCAGCTCGTATAAAGTTAAAATGAAGGTGTTATGTATAGGTGATCCACACATTAAGTCTGACAATATCACAGACGTTAACCTCTTTATCGAAAAATTGTGTCAGCTGATCGAAGCAGAAATTCCCGATCTGATTGTTGTTCTAGGAGATGTTCTACACTATCATGAGCGTGTGCAATCGATAGCAATGAACAAGGCATACGAATTTATACAAAGGCTGAAAGAGTATACCCTTGTCATTATTCTAGTCGGTAATCATGATGCCTATAACAATCAGATTTTTCTATCTGGTAATCACTGGATGAATGGTATGAAGGAGTGGGAAAATGTTATCGTGGTTGATAAAATACTACATCACCATACAGATGATCTACATTTCGTCTTTGTTCCTTATGTACCTCCGGGACGGTTTCAAGAAGCTTTAAACACTAACGAAGAGGATTGGAAAAAAGCAGACTGTATATTCGCACATCAGGAGTTTTATGGATGCAAACTGGGAGCGATTGTCTCGGTAGACGGAGATAGATGGCCATTAGAGTATCCACGAATCGTGTCTGGACATATTCATGGTAAGCAAACGCCGCAAAAAAATATCTACTACTGTGGCTCTGCGATGCAACACGCGTTTGGGGAGAGCGAGCAGAATATTATCGCTGTTCTAACGTGGCCTGGCGGAAAGTTGGTTGAACATGATTTGCAACTTCCCCGTAAAAGAATCGTTTACAAGGATGTATCGGCGATGGAAGACTACAATCCCGAAGAGACTGAAGATAAGATCAAAATCACTGTGTCAGGAGTTTACGATGAGTTCAAGGCGTTTAAAAAGACCAAGAAATACCGCGAACTGATCAAAACAGGCAAGAAAGTTGTTTTCAAGCCGAAGAAACACGATCTGAAGAAGGATGAGCAAAAATTGCTCGATCAAACGGTCGATGAGACAGACTTCAACAAGATTCTTCATAATCTAGTGGTTGCTGAGAAAAATCGTTATCTTTTTCAAGTCCATGAACTGGTGGTTAGAAATCGAGAGATATCTGAAGATGATGTAATTTTTCTTGATACTGATAAATAATCATGAGTTATAACAGACCAGGTGTAACAATGCTCGATCAGTTGCCAGATTTAGAGGAACTAGAGGCCGGAATGGGACCACCCCAAGTGCAGGCCCAGTTTCCCCCTCATGGTGCCGGTCTGCCTCCGGGAACAGAGAGAACGTACCAAAAGTTTATCCGTGGCCAACACAGAATCGATCCGGGGGCTGGTATGATGAACATGGAATACTATGACACGCCAGGAGGATATGGTGCCCCCATGGAGCACAGTAACCAGTATGGAACTCTAGAAATGGGTGTACCATCCCAGCCTCAGCCTCCTCCCGAACCAATGCCTCCCCAACCTCCTCCTGCCCCGTTTATTAACTGTATTGACATCGCTAAACATGTGCAAGATTGTCCAATCTGTTCGAGGTTTTACCGTAATGATACTACTGTGTATATAATTGCTATTGTTGTGCTGGCGATAGTTTGTCTGCTACTGTTGAAAAAGGTTCTGGATGTGTAGATTTTTTAATTTTAAGGTGAATTAAAAAGCTATAAAATGGATGACGAAAAAATAAAGCTAGATCAATACGATACGTTGGTGATATCAGGAGGTGGCGTAAAAGGGTTTAACATTCTAGGAGCGATTCAAGCTTTGTATGATGCTAATCTAGTCAACAACATCACCACTCATGTAGGAACCTCCATCGGAGCGATAATTTCTTATCTGCTAGCAATAGGATACACGCCGATAGAACTGGTTGTTTCAGTATATCAGAATAGGTGCTTAGAGAGAATCCAGCAGTTTAATTTGGTAGCGATGATCAACGGTAACGGTGCGACGACTTTTACTCCCATCTACGAGATGTTGGAAAAGATGACTTTAGATAAGATCGGACACCTTCTCACAATGGCGAAACTTCGGGAAGAATTAGGTAAAACTCTTATCTGTACAACCTACAACATGACAACATGCCGAGTAGAATACTTAAGTCCAGACACTGCTCCTGATCTACCATGCTTAACGGCGTTAAGAATGACAGCTAACATTCCTCTCGTCTTTGACCGTTTCAGATATATGGATAACTTTTATGTCGATGGGGGAATCGCCGACAACTTCTCGATAGACAAAGGAATCGAGTATGGAAAAAAGGTGATCGGAATATACGTAGATCTGAATGAAAAAGCTCTCCAAGACAACCCCGAAGATGGAATGATGAATTACTTTTTCCGCTTGTTACAGGTGCCTGTTATTCAATCTACTCGGTACAAGATCGAGTCTACAAAGGATAAGGCTAGTATAATTAGAATCAAGACCACGCAGTTCAAAAATCATGTCCAATTCGACGTCGATTCGAAGAGTCGTCTGGACATGTTTTCAGAAGGCTATGGGCAGGTTAAAATGAAAATCTAATTTTAATTCTTGTTCTAATAAATGAGACAGGTGATTCGTTTTTACGATAGCAATGACATTTCTCGATCATGGTCAGACTATCAATTACAAACGCGAGAAAATTACATCCAATGGCTTTTTCCTCTTGAAAGTGACGAACCACCGACTAAAATGACGCCTGGTCTTCGCTACAAATTTCAGACTAATCCCAGGCTACGAGCTAAGGTCATTAGAAATGTTGTTCGACTAATGTCTCTTTATGGATACACAGTTAAGATGCAAGACTCTAAACCCGTTGACGTGGAGCAGATTAAACCTTTGCTACGAGAAGAGAACAATGTGGTTTTAGGGCTATATAATGTTGATAATTATCCTCGAATTACACGTATTCTCACGTTTCTGGAGGATATTAGAATGGGAGACCTCGGAATGCTATTTTTTCTGATGTTATGCAGAGCGACCAAAGATCATCCAGATCTAAAACAGAAGATTGATAGTAGCCTAGTCTTTCAACATTGGATCAAGACACAGCCTTATTTGGCCAATAAACGATATGAAGCTGAAGAGGCTTTGTTGGAGCATGAATTAGAAGATTGGGAGAAGACACAATCATCTGAAGAAGGAGTGGAAAATGATGCTTGGTTCGGTTTTAACTCTCCTGTTGTGAGAGGATGTCAGTGGATCGACCCTAAAAAGACCACTGGTAGATATGTAACAGGATCATACGTCGCGTCTGCCGAGTTGGTAAGAGCATGTATGATCTTTGACATGGATCCTCACGCATTGATCTCGGCGTGGCATCGAATGTTAAGATCAGTAGCTATACCGGCACATAATGAGGTAAAACACAAGTCGCTAACAGAACGTGTTATTCATGTAACAAACGCTATTGCCGGCCAGGGAAAGTGTTTTGATGACGATTCCAATAATTTTCTGTATGATCTATTCATGTATAATCAGTGTAACTGCATGTGTTCATCTCTACTGATCTATGCGATATTCGAGGTTCTTGAACCCCAAAATATCTCAAAATTTTGGTTCGTCATTATTCCAAGACATATTTACATACTGTTAAGAGACAAGAAAGGACGATTGCCAGTTTGGAACATAATCGAGGGAACCAGTTTCAACAAGGGAGAAGTGATTACAGAACACAAAACATTATCAGCAGAAGAGATTTTGACTAATCCTGCCACCTTTCTAAATGATCCTGCACCGGTAGTGTTCTTGGAAATGGTGCGCGGATTTAAAAAGAAGATTCGAAAAAAGGTTCCTTATATGATTATGGACCTATTACAGAATACAAGCTTCTGTAGTCACAGCCAGTTCTCCGAAATCATCTGTGTGTATCTCAAAATGTTTCTTCAAATGATGAAGGATATTCATAGTAAGGGTTTGACCAAAAAATATAAGCGGAAATTCTCCAAGATCGTAGCGTTGGAGCCACTGGCATATACGAAGACTAAAGCTGAATTTATCAAAGTGTGGAAGCATTCTATCAGTAAACAACAGAGAAAAGAGCTCAGAAAGATGTACGAAAGAAAATTTCCCGGTTCGGGGTTCCACGTCAATAAAATGAGATCTGTTATCGTTGATCTGATTCCTGAGAATACAATGTTCTTTGATTGTGAAAAATATGAGCCTGTTAACGAGGAGCTTAAGATCTTGTGGGAAAAATACATAAAGGAATACATGTTTGAAACATATCCACCCATCACATATTGGAAAAAGATACGTGATAAGCCTATGGCAGCGATGATATTTAATGAGAGACACATGAAAGAATTGATTACAGACTCGATTAGAAGATTTATGAATTACGTCTCATACATAACACACAATTTAACTGAGATCATGATCAAAAAAACCGGCAATAGCAAGGTGATGATGCAGTATCTCGACGGGTGTTCGACATTCTATCCGGATGAAGAATATATCAGCAAATGGTTTGATGATGTTTTCGCAAAGCCCATAGAGCCCGTAAAGCCTGTGGAATCAAAGTTGATTTCTATGATGCCATCGTTTATGGCCCCACCCTCTTTTATGCGACTACCACCACCCTCATCGTCACGGGAAGAAAAATACAATAGTAGCAGTGATGAGAGTAGTAGTGATGATGAAAGTGATTAAGATTCGATTCCATTTTGGAATCAAATAAGATCTCGGCTCTTACAACGTTCTATTCCACGCTTTGAAATTGAGACGGCCATGACTTGAACTGGCCATTATCTCGATCTCTCCTTCGTGACGATTCTCATAATCTGTATCCAACATGTCGCTCAATTTTCGAATCAGTTCGTTCAATTCATCTGAATCAGAGACATGTCCGGTCACGAACTCGTTCGAATCACTATCTTCATAGTGGTATATGTATAGGTAGCCACGGGGATAGCTTTCCCGTGGATAGATCGCATCTAGGATACTTATATCACACTTTTCTTTCTCCATGTCCTGAAATGACGTAAAGGTTTGGATAAAAATTCAATTTGCTTGGCCTAAATAAATGAACACACCCACATGCCACATCTGCTACGAACAACAAGATGATGGAAGAATGGTCTATCTTCAATGTACTCACTCTTTGTGTGACATATGCCTGACCAGGCTCCATCAACGCGCTTGTCCTTTCTGCCGATCCGTTATTAGTGAAGACATTCTACCAAAAAGGAGAAGTGTCAATTCTATTATTCCCACCGACTATGAGAACATCTACGGAGGGACGTTACGGATTCGTGTTCGTCGTAGAAGAAGGCACCATCGTACAACAAGCGAAATTGAGGATAATATCATTGTTGAGACGAAGAAGATACATGGTAGAGGAACGAAAAGACGTCGGGAAAACCGTCGTAAAGCCAAGTGGGCAACGAGAAATGCTCGTACACGCGCTTTTACTCGATAATCGGACCGTTTCCTCGCTCGTTGCGCCCACACCAGTACAAACCCTTTTCCAGCTTATCATTTAACTCAGGGAGAAAGCTTTGACACACGTTATTCGGATCTCGCATATTTTCATCAGAGTGGTCCCAATAGTGGAATGAATTACAATAAGGTTCGGGTACAACGAGATGTTCCCACCAAAAGTGCTTCTGCACGGAGCGAATGTCATTGTAGGCTTTCATCATTTGGTTTGGATAGTCGAGAATAGATAGACCGTGTACTTTCTTAGCGTGATACCTATTCAGTTCTCGCATATTGAATAAAAACCGTGTTACCTGCTCAGGACAATCATTATTACACTTTTTCAGCAGTTTATCGATCTTTTCCTCTCGTTCGAGTTGCTCAAGACGCATCTTTGCCAACTCTTCCATGCCCAGTAGTTCCTTGATTTTCTTGTAGTATTCCATTTTGTTAGTGTGTTGCTAACAGAATGATTCAATTTCAAAAATTAAGTATACATTCCATCCGGAGGCTTATCAGTCTCTCTTTTCTCATTATTTTTCTTCAGAAACTCTATCGCTGTGTGAATATCCTCTTTCGTCAGAACAAACTTATGCTCCTTAGACATGGAGAACACTCTTCGTGAATGAACCATTTTACACTTGCTGAGAAAGGTTTCGATGTCCCCTCCCGCATTTTTGAAAAAATCCTTGTTCTGTTCGAAGATGGGGACAAGATCTTTTTCCTCGAATGCCGTATCCCATTCCATCTCCTTGATCATCTTCATAAAGATCTGGTATAGCTCTCCCGAAGTGTACTCGGGAATGCGGTGGACCCAGGGAAATCTTCTTTCCAAACCCTTATTCATAGCAAAGAAACAGTTCCTAATCTCATCCTCATAGCCTGCAATAATGCAACAAAAGTCGTTCTTATGTTCGGAAAGAAACCCATTAAGAGTGTCGATGGCCTCTTTAGCAAAACTGTCTCGATCGGAATTGCGTGGAGCCAGAGAGTAGACTTCATCGATAAATAAGACTCCGCCTATACAGGATTTCAAAAGTTTCTTCGTCTTATTAGCTGTCTGCCCAAGATAGCCGGCAACAAAATCATCACGATACGCTATTTTGAACGGACTATCGGCAGATAGAATACCCGTAGCCTGATAAATTTTGCCGATAATTTTAGACACGCTGGTCTTTCCTGTTCCGGGAGGACCGTAGATAGCTGTATGGAGATATTCCTCGTTGCGATTACGCGTGTGCATACCCTGCAGATAATAGATGACCTGATAAAAGACCGTTTCCTTCAAAGAATCCATTCCAACCATCTTATTCAACTCTTCGAGATAAGGAGTGATGCGCCAAAGCATAATAGTATCTAAGTTCCTATAGAACTTGATTGACCTGCCAAGCTCTATCAAATCGTTGATAGAATTTACTGGGGGAGCATCCTGTAGTTTCACTCTAGGTTTAATACGCCTTTTTCTATGTATTTGTTCCATATCTGAATGTGCGGTCCTTTTTCTTTTTAGCATTATTTATTTGTGTCGCACATATTTTAAGCCTGATTATGTTTCTATTCCTGTTAACAAGGTTGCTATCATATTTTTCCAGTGTCCAAACACACAGTTGCTCAGTTTTCGGCTCGATTCCATTTCCCGACGATCATCTCCGGTAAACTTAATGATGGGAGTTTTAGCCCAAAAATCATAGTCCTTGCATAGTCGTTTAACCCTCTGCTCAACACTGAGCCTTCCACGACGGAACAGCCTATACTTTAGAGCAGTCTCAGTCGCATCAAATAGAACTATGCCATTCTGTGGATATTTGTAGTATTGCAAGACCTTTTGAGCTGCAATATGTTGCGCAAGATACTCTGGGTCGTCAAAATCAGGAATCTTTTGAAAATCGACGCCCAATTCCTCAACATCTTCTAGCCAATCTTCTACTCTATCGTAGTCTTCGATCTCTGTGAATGTGTCGCGCCACTTTTTGATAAACCGGCTATGTTTGGGACAAGCGAAAAACCAGTTTTCGATCACCTTGTATCTCTTTTTTGAGGTGAACTGGCTACTATAAAAGCCGATGTACTCGATCTTTTTTCCACCACGGTGCTTTCTTCGAATAGTCTCAAACCAGTCATCGAACGATTGTGTACAGATAGTAGATGAATCTATCCATATGCCACCATACTTATATAAGACATAGATACGAACAAAGTCTGACAGCCTTGTGTAGTTATTTTCCTTGGCGTGTATGAAGTTCTTGATATCTACTTCAGGAAGCCATGTCTTGATGGTTTTCATGGAAATTACGTTAATCTCATAGTTAGGGTTAAAGAAACGCCACGTCTTGACACATTTTTCGACTGTATCTGGAAGTTTCTTCTTGTCCCAGAATGTCCAAATCTTTTTGGGTATGTTCATTTATTAGAATAAAAATGATTCGGAACCAATGTTATTTCTGAATAGTAGTAAATATGGGAATTAAGTCGTTATCCAAGTTTTTGCGAGACAAATGGCCGGATCTGTTTGAACTCGTTCATATCTCAGAGTATCACTTCAAGAAAGTGGCCATCGATACATCTCTCTATCTATGTAACTTCAAAGCTCTTTACGGCGAAGAGGGCTGGCTAAGAGCTTTTATTAAGCTGGTCGCTTGCTTGAGAGAAAATGAGATTCACTGTGTTTTCATCTATGATTCGGGCTCTCCTCCAGAAAAAGACGCTGAGAAAAAAGAGCGTGCTGAACAGAGAGCAAAGATGGAGGAGCGTACTTATCGACTGGAACAGGCTATTGATAACTATCATCAAAACGGTATCATTGAAGATGTCTTACTCGAATTTCAGGAAAAACGAAAGATTAAACACGCCAGTCTACTTCGACCTGGACATGTATCGATCAATATCGGTGCTATAGAGTATGCAGTGGCAAAGATGCGTAAACAGCTGTTTCGCATCACTCAGAATGACTTTGCGGTTACTAAACAGCTGTTTGATCTATTAGATGTTCCTTACTTTGACGCTCCTTTAGAGGCTGAAACTATGTGTGCTGATCTATGTAAACAGGGGAAAGTTGATGCGGTATTGAGCGAAGATACAGATGTGCTTGCATATGGAGCCCCAGTCTTTTTGACGAAGTTTAATACTAGTAATGGCGGATGTTATCAAATCCGTTATGATCGAGTCTTAGAAGAATTGGGAATGACGCCGAAGCAGTTTCTCGATTTCTGCATCATGTGTGGTACCGACTACAATAAAAATGTAGCAGGAATCGGTCCAGCCGGTGCATACAAGCTTATCAGTGCACACGGGACTATTGAGGATGCGATTAAGAGTATCGACAAAAAGAAGGATACCACTGTGTTGAATTACGTTCGTTGCAGGGAACTATTCAAGAAGTATCCGCGAAGTAATGTCAAGGTTTCCTATTGTGGATGTCCGGACTTTAACGCTTTGCAACAGTTTCTATTTCGAAAGAATTTGGGTATGAATGTGGAATCGCTGAAAAAGGCCTTTGTACATAACACAGTGGTGTTTCAAGATGATGAGGATTAAAAAGAAACATAGCTATTAATAAATTATGTATGCAACAGCATCTGAATATCTAGGCTTATATCAGCAACCCAGATCGACATTATTTCAAAAGCAGTATGTATCTCATCCTAGTCACACTGTCACTCCTCCTGTTAAAGAACACTTTGTGGATATGACTTGGAAAGAGGAGCACATTTCTGGTACCGCTAATCCTGATATATGGGGCCCACCTTACTGGTTTAGTCTACATGTTAGCGCCACTCACTATCCCGAAAATCCCAGTCCAATAGTGCGAGAAAGAATGAAGAATCGTATCCTTGCCATTCCTTACGAGATTCCTTGTGCTGGTTGCCGACCGCATGCTAGCGCATTCATCGAGCAGAAACGTAATGAACTCGACTCGATCGTCAGTAATCGACATTCTCTGGGAAGGTTCTTTGTTGATTTTCACAACAAGGTGAACGAGCGGTATGGAAAGCCCAAATGGACCTATGAGCAAGCTTATGCTTACTATTCTGGTAACACGCGTGTCAGACATATGGGTTACAAATAGACATTCTGTAAGAAGTCTTACAGAATTAACCTTGAAACGCTTCTGGAGGAGTGGGAGGAAAATGCATGCGGATGATCGATGTTACAAGCGTAGATTTGGTTTGTTTTCGTGTGCCAACAAGAGTCTTCGGTAGAGACCAAGGAATTACTTTTTTCTCTGGTTCAAAGATACAAACAGTGGAGGTCGACATTATTAAACATAATCCTCCGCTTTCGTTTCTTCATTTTTAAATAATCTGTCAGGGACTAAATTGAATCTAGAATAAGTTGTAAATAAATTTAAAGTATGGAGCAAGAAAACGCTTATGAAAAAGTATATTCCGAACTTAACAATAATCTAATCCCCTCTATCCTCTACAAGCTGGAGGATTACAATTTCTATGGACACTCTCCAGTAGATACAACTTCATATCTGGACATTCTAGCCAACGACATAGCTTTGGCTATTCTAAGATCATACAAACTTAAAAATAAAAATGATTAAACATACTCTGAGTAAAACAAGTAAATGACCGATGAAGATGTAAAATTAACTAAAAAACAAAATGAAGCCTTTTCCCTCATAACTGCTGGCAAAAATGTGTTTATCACCGGCCCATCGGGTACAGGTAAAAGTCTGGTGATCAAGTTGTTTCGAAAGCTGTATGGCAGGGAGAAAACGATTGCTATTACCAGTACAACTGGTATTTCTGCTCTTCTTTTAGGTGGTACAACTCTTCACTCCTACTTAGGTATCGGTCTTGGTACCGGATCAGTAGAAGCTTTAACCGCCAAGATTCTAAAGATACCTTACCTACGAGAAAGATGGAAAAGGCTCGATGTCCTCATTATCGATGAGATCAGTATGTTGTCCCCAGAGCTTTTTGACAAGATCGAAGCGATTGGGCGTGCTGTTCGTAGCAAGGGGCGACTACTAGCAAAGGATGAACAAAAACCGTTTGGAGGTATCCAGCTAGTGTTATCAGGTGATTTTCTTCAGCTTCCCGTGGTAAAAAGCGACGACTTCTGTTTTGAGGCTGAATCATGGAATAAGTGTGTTGATCACACTGTATACCTGTCAAAGATTATTCGCCAAGAAGACAAAGAGTTTCAAACTGTTCTTAACGATTTGAGATATGGAAATGTGACGAAAAGGGCCAAGAAACTACTCATGACAAGAGTGGGAGTCGAACTCAAGAATGATCTTGGAATAAAGCCCACGGTCATACACACAACCAACGCTGCTGTCGATGAAATCAATGAGGAAGAGCTGGATAAGTTGGTCGAAGCGGATCCCGAATTAGAGTTTTTCCAGTACAACATGGAAATCTATTTGTATGAGTTTGTGAAAAACCGTGAATACGTCATAGATAAGTATCGCAAAAGCTGTATTGCGCCTGATGTTTTACAACTGTGTGTAGGAGCACAGGTAATGTTATTGTGCAACCTAGATCTGGATGCTGGATTGGCTAATGGCAGTCGTGGCGTAATTACCAATTTTATCGAAGAAAGGCCCGTCGTTCGTTTTCTAAACGGTCTAGAGCGTGTTATCGACTACAACGTATGGGAAGTTGAACAGGATGACAAGAAATTGATGAAAATGACTCAGATTCCGCTAAAGGTTGCTTACGCGATTACAACACATAAAAGCCAAGGATGCACATTAGACTATGCGGAAGTGGATCTGAGCAATGTGTTTACCTGGGGCATAGTATACGTTGCCTTATCGAGAGTCAAGACACTACAGGGATTAAGTATCTTGTCGATAGATTTCGAGTCTGTTCAAGCTCATCCGAAGGCGATAGAATTCTACAAAAAATTATAGATTGTAAACAGGTTTAAAAACAGACTACTATCAAGTAACACAGTAACAATGCCTAAACCAAAAGCGCAAAAAGCCCCAAAATCAGTTGAGAAGAAGACAGCTAAACCTTCCTCTCGTAAGCCTAAATCTAAGAAAGAGGAAGCTACAGTTGCTCCCGAAACCAAAACGGTTACCGAATCCGTCGCCGAAACGGTTGACGAGACCACAACCGAATCGGCCGTCGAAACTAAAAAGAAGCGCCATGTTCCCACTAAGGAGTCTGTCGAACAAGAGTTTGACGAGCTTGTAACCTCTATCGAGGAGGAAATCGCCCGTCTTCGTGAGTCGACCGCTAAATCAAAGGGTGTCAAGTTTCTTCGCACCGTTAACAAGAAAGTTAAGACTCTTCGTGCTCATACTCTACGTGTTACTAAGCAACGTAAGCGCACCGGCCGTAAGAATAACTCCAACTCGGGCTTTCTCAAGCCGGTAGGAATTTCCGAAGAGTTGGCTAAGTTTACCGGTTGGGATCCTTCCAAACTACGAAGCCGTGTTGATGTAACCAAGTTCATCTGTGCTTACATTAAGGAAAAGAAGCTGCAGAATCCTGAGAATGGACGGGAGATTCGTGTTGAAACCGATCCTAAGCTTCAGAAACTATTGAAGTATGATAAGAAAAAGGATGACAAGCCTTTGACCTACTACAGTCTTCAAACGTACCTGAAGCCTCACTTTAAGAAGGATGAACCCAAGAAGGATGAACCCGAGGAGAAACCCGCGCCCGAACCTACACCCGAACCGGTAAAGGCTGAGGAAGTGGAGAAGCCCAGGAAAAGGAAGCAACGTCGTTAAGAATTATATCAATCCTCTTGATATAATTATATAGCCATCCTACTAGAAACAGGCGTCTCTTTCGCCTGTGCAGACATAATCTTTCCTCCACTTCTGAACATCGTTCTCATCATCTGTGTCTTTTGATTCTTAGAATAGGGAGCAAAATTTGCTATCGGTCCAGTGCTAAGATCAGGAAAAGAAGGACCGAACGGTGTTGTACAACAGTTGGGTCCGAGGGGATGATCGTTGTTGCATCCCGGTTGACCATACCCAAGACCAGGGTTGAATATATTGTGACAATCAGCCATATTTATTATATGTTAGAAAATAAAATGGATATCGACAAAACTCTGCACAAGTGGTACGAAGCGAAAAAAGAGCTGGACGCACTGGAGAAAAAAATTGCAAAGTACAAGCTCGAAATCGGTAAGGAAATGAACCGTAAGGAGACAGACAAGCTTTCAGCAGGTGGCTATACGGTGTCAAGAAGACGTAATACACGATCATATATTACGAGAGATAGTGTGCCAGCTAATTTGTGGAAGGAGTATGCGACTCGATGCAATTATGACGCGTACTATCTAGTAAGACGGTAGTCACCTCATCTTTCCCGTTCGTCCACTGTTTAATACCCGCACAAACCTTTCTGCGTAACTCACTATTGCTGAGAACTTCATCAACGACCGCGATCTTCTGATACGGAGTAAGCTGAACACTTGAGTGCTTCTCGATAGCCTCGTAAATCTTCATAAACATGATTATAGTCTCTGCAGTGTCCCAGTCCTTCATGTACTCGTTAAAAAACTCTCTAAATTCAGGATGCTCCATAACATTAGCCAAACGACGAAAGTGCTGATTACGCTTGTAAATCTTTCTCCCTTTCTGTTCAGCATGATCTTCAACAGCATTTGCAACAATAAGTTCGCTCATTTTATTTATCGCTAGTTTTTCTGTTGCAAAAACAATTTTATCTCTCCTAAATAAATGAGTTCACCGCAACCTGAAGAGACTAAACCTTCTGTTATGGAGGATAATGTTCACATTAATGTAACAGTCGTCAATAATGGGAAAGAAGACGACAAACATCAGTGTCCAGCCTGCTCCGAATCTTTCGACAACGGAACAGGGTTGAAATATCATATTCGTCGCGGATCATGTGCAGGCATCGAACATGATGAGGAAAAACTTAAATTCTACTACGATACAGCTCTCAAGGATCTTGAGAAAGTTGTTGGTTCTACAGAGGTCACCGCTTATAATATCTTTGAATTCACGGTCAGTTTGGAACAGGCTGTGGAAAGATACGAGGGATTGTGTGGCAAGGAGAAGAAACGTCTAGTTATGAGGACGATGGAGGAATATATGAAGAGTCACGAATGTGACATGGCCATTCTACAGTTTTTATCCGGCTTTATCGACATCTCCATCGTCTTGGATAAAGGACAGGAGATAATCAAAACCGTGGCCGAAAGTACGGTACTGTGTTGTTCCGGATTTTCGGCTCTCTGTTCTCGAGGTAACAAGAAGGGAAAAAAGAAGTGCGGAACGAAAAATTAAAATTGATTTGCTATAATCGGACTTAAAAATTTAATAGATTATAACAAACACAAAATGAGTACTTCCAAAAGTGAACGAAAGAATCAAGTAACCCCAATTAACGACTTTGACGTGAAACGAATGATCTTTTCGGAACCACAGCCTGGGTCTATCAAGGATACCACAATCACATTCAAACGAGTCTACATTAGCGTGCTGAATCCTGATGGGTCGATCGGAGATCTTATTCTCGAGACCCAAAAACTGTTTTCTTTCGGTGTGAGTGAAAACAAGGATGTTAAAACGCAAGAGGTCAATGGTCACGTGCTTCCTATCTGTCTACACAATCGTAAGGGTCCGTCGGAAGAAGAGATTGCATGGGTGGAAAAGTTTAACGAGATCGTTGAGCAATGTAAGGAATATCTCCTTCAGAATAAGGAAGAGGTGGGACTGTACGATCTTGAACGAGCTGAACTAAAGAAGTTCAACCCTTTGTACTACAAAAGGGAAAGTAATGGCAAGATTGCTGAGGGAGCCGGACCGGTCCTATATGCAAAGCTTATCGCTTCCAAGAAGACCAACACGATCAAAAGCATGTTTTTCGACAAGGAGGGTGAATCTATCGAGCCTCTGAGCCTGTTGAAACAGTATTGCTTCGTCAATGCTGCTATCAAGATCGAATCGATCTTCATCGGTCAAAAGCCGTCTCTACAGGTGAAGCTATACGAGGCTATCGTCGAAACTATGGATACCACGATGCAACCTCTGCTATCACGTCCCAAGGCATCTAAGCGTGTCATGACAGGTTCTGCAAAAAATATGAACGAAATGACAACTAGAAAGCCTAAACCCAAGCCTAAACCAAAGGCCAAGCCTAAGGGTGATTCGGATGCAGACTCGGACGGGGAGGTTATCGATTCCGAATCTGACGAAGAGATTGGAGATGGTGGAGACCCGCAACCCAAGCCCAAACCAAAGCCTAAACCGAAGCCTGCACGCAACATTCGCAGGGTGAAGAAAAGCGGATAAGTTCTTTTATATCTTGATCTAGATATAAATGGAGAGGATAAATATTTGTTATACTTGTGGTCTCGAAAGTTGGAACGGTAAGCCTATTGCTCTGCGACAGGTGCATCTATCCGACGATAGTTATATACTCCAATGTCCTAATTGTCTCTCTCACATGAGGTTTACGAATATCGTATTTCTTAATACGTGTGTAGAATGTGGTTGCACCATTCCAAATGGTAGAAGAAAGTGTTGCGCCTGTATCCGTCCATATAACAAGCGTGCTCTACAAAAGGAGTTGATCGCGATGGATTTTGATGGTGTGCAGAGAAAGTATTGTGTCGATAGGGATACGATCATCGCCTGGATCAATAATTAATGATCACAGCCGTATACACCGCACTCGCGACAGTACTGTAAAACTACGATATCATAATAGGGATCAAAGCTATCTATTTCTAAGTCTAGTTGTGTGAAACCATCGTAAAACAAGTAGATAATTGTTAGTGCTTCATCAGGAATATTTTGCTGATATTGTGAGAGAATCTTTAGTAGATATTCATGTCTTCTTCCTTCCAAAAATACTTTTCCATAGCTTGGAATATACTTATCTGGATTGTAGCGAACATAAAGAACCTTTTCTGTTCCGATATCAAAATATATTTGACGCATTCTTATTAACTCACAACTACAGTTGTAATTCTTTCTATTGTGTTGGAATTCATCAACCTCCAGCACAATCACTCCCCACTGAGTTGGTATCACAAAATCAGGTCGTCTATTGGAGCAACCATCAGGGACTTTTTTATCCCACGATTCGTATATAATTCCGACACTTTCCAACAGATACTTGACTGTTTCTTCCTTAAGTTTTTTCTTAATGGGTTTCTTGGTTTTGATCGTATTTCGACATGCATCACATATATGTATTCCTGTTTCAACAAACACCTCTAGACAGATTGCGCATACGTTTTCCATATATATCGCATCGTTCGTAGTGTGATTTGAGCAATAAAACTTCTTATCATGTACACAGGATGCACGATTACGACAACGGGTAAATGAACATCTTCTGTAAGGGTTGTTTATCATCTCGTCGGTCTTGTGTACAGTGCAGTGATCTGGAGAAAATCCGAGAAGACCATAGTTGGGTTGCGTAGTGCAACCAGGGTGTTTACACTGTTTATTCATCACATCAATATAATTCGAAGGAGCGTGTGACTTGCAGTACTCGGCATCCTTTCCCGTTCCTCCTAGCTTTCCGTAGATAGGTATTATAATGCAATCAGGGTGTTTACACCGTTTATTTACTACATCGACATAATTCAAAGGAGCGTGTGACTTACAGTACTCGGCGTCCTTTTTTGTTCCTCCTAGCTTTCCGTAGCTGGGTTGCGTAGTGCAATCGGGATGTTTAC